GCCTTGTCCATCCGTAGCCGAGTTTTGCCAATCTGTGTCGGCGGGGGAGCGGGGCCGGCGTCAAGCTCGGCGGGCGGGAGTCTCGCATCCTGGTTGTCAACCTGGCGGGGTGCGTGTCTCGGAGTGCGGGCGGTACGGTCGGGCGGTCGCGCCGGCGCTTTCGGGCTCGGGCCCGGGCCTGCCCGTGTGAGGGGACGGCGCCGGCGCGATGGCCGCTCGGTGTGTCGGGCTGGTGCGCTATGGTCGGCGCTGATCCGGCGAGGCGACGGGCCTGGTTGCGCGGATCGGCGGCCCCTGTCCTTCCCGAGAGGCGGGGGCCGTGCCGCGTCTGGGGGGATGGCCGGCGATTCGCTTGGAGCTGGATGGGTAGTGATGGCCGGCCGCCGACGTACTGGGAGGCGTAGGCTGCCGAGCAATCGGGCCCCGGAAGCTGCCGCCGTTTGGCGGGGGGAAACGCGACCGGGGCCCGACGCCCGTCACCCGAGAGGCCGCCACCAGTGACCACCACCGAGGCGCCGCCGGCGCTGCTCGACATCGCGTTCGGCATCGGCACCTTCAACGTCCAGAACTTGGGCCCCGACCTGACCCGGGCTCAGGTGGTCGCGTGTGGCCGGCTCGCCCGGATGCACGCCGGCTGGATCGGGATGCAGGAGGTCGCCGAGGTCGAGGACGACGAGGACCTCGGCTCCCAGCTCGACGCCGACTACTACCACTGGCACCCCGGCAGCGAGTGCCCGATCTTCGTGCGCAAGTCGCGGTGGCGGCCTACACCGGTCGACCAGCTGCCGGCGGGGTTCAAGCGCACCAGTCTGCGGGTGCTGTCTGACGGGGTGGGCGGACTGAACCCGCGACGTGACCTGACCGGCGCGACGGTGAGCTTCATCGAGAACCCGCTGTTCACGCCGACGGTGGTGGCCGACACCCACCTGGTCAACGGTGTCGGCAACACCACCGACTACCCCGACACCCAGCTGGTGCGCCGGCAGCTGCGCGCCGAGCAGTGGGCCGGCCTGGTCGAGCAGACGACGGCGTGGCACCGACTGGGCCTGAACGTGTGCCTGGTCGGCGACATGAACTGGCGGGCCATGCCGGTGCTCGGGCCGGGGTTCGTGTGGCTGGTGAACGACGGCATCGACAAGATCGGATGGTGGCCGGCCGTCGAGTCGAACTTCGACCTGGTGCTGGTGTCGGCCGAGCGGCTGACCAACCCGAGCGACCACGACTACCGGGTGGCGAACGTGCGGGCCGTGGCGAACGACCGCTACCCCAAGCCCATCGAGCCGCCGCCGCCGCCGGTGGTCATCGAGGCGCCGCCCGAGCCGCCGCCGCCGCCGGGCCCGAGCTTGACCGAGCGGGTGGAGACGTGGATCGCCGCCGTCGAGGCCGAGCAGCTCGCCGCCGCCGAGCAGCTGCGAACCGGTGTGCTGCAGGCGTGGGTCGACGGTGAGGCCGCCGCCCGGGTCGACCGGTTGCGGGAGTTCGAGGCGCTGCGTTCGATCGTGGGTGAGCTGCCGTGACCGACGACGACCTGGCGCGCAAGCGGATGCAGCGGCTCATCGAGCGGTCGTCGCTGGGGTCGGCGCCGGCGCGGGCGATGCGCGCGACGGTGGCCCCCGAGGTCGCCGCCCGTGTCGTGGCCCGCGCCGCCGAGCTGGACGACGACGACGACGACGATGGCCAGCCGTGACCGAGCCCGGCGACACCGACGCGCCGGCGACCCGGCGGCTGGTCGGCGTCGACCTCTCGGTGCTGCCCAGCTCGGACGAGGAGGCCGCCCAGGTGGTGGAGGTCCTGACGCGCACCGCCGTCGGCCTGGCCCTCGACGGCATGAGCGTCCAGGTCCGGTGCACCCCGTACGACCATGACCCCGACGATGACTGACGGAGGAAGCCCTGTGGTTCGATCTGACGGCCTCGACGGCGAAAGTGGCACCGAGGCCCAGCCGACCTCTCCGAACGCGGAGGCGGCTACCCTCCGAAGCCTCCGCCCCGACGCGGAGCCGATGCGCCCGTTCCCGGTGATGGCTGGCCGGTGCATGGTGTGCGATCCGCGCGCCGACGTGGACGACCTGGTGGGCCATCTGCTCGCCGCTCACCCCGCGGAGGCCGCCGGCGCCCTGGTCATCGTGCCGCCCGCCGGCCAGGCGCCGTCGTGACCGAGTTCGGCGACGACCCGGCCGGGCACGCCGCCCGCCGGGCACGCCGCACCGCCGACCGGGCGCCCAGCTCGGCCGGCTCGACCGGGCCGCATCTGCGGTTCCGCGCCGACGACGACGCACCCCCCGACGACTTCGGTGGCATCGCCGACAACGGCGAGCCCGACCCGCGCCGGCTGCCGATGCCCCCCGAGGGATGCGTCTGCCGCGCCGAGCACTCACCAGAGCCCCTCGACGGCGACTGGCACCACGTCTGGCCGCTGGGCATGGGAGGGCCCAACGTGCGAGCGAACCTGGTGTGGCTGTGCCCGACCGCGCACCGCAACGTCCACGAAATCCTGACGCTGATCGTGGCCCGCAACGGCGAGTTCAGCTGGGGCGACGCCGGCGACCATTACGCCGTGCCGGTCCACCGGTATGCGTTCACACTGGCCCATGAGGGCTACCGCCGATTCACAACAGGAAGGCTCGAACCATGACCGAGCGCGAGGCCGTCACCATCGGCATCAACGCCTACCCCGACGGGGCGGCCCTGTCCGGGTGCGTGAACGATGCCGTCGACTGGGGCGACGCGCTGCGCCGGCGCGGCTACAACGTGCTGACCATGCTCGACGGCGTGGCCACCAAGACCAACATCCTCGACACCGTGGCCCAGCTGGTCGCCTCGACCGGCTACGGCGACCGGCTGGTGATCCAGTTCAGCGGCCACGGGTCCCGGGTGGTCGACCGGTCAGGCGATGAGGCCGACGGCTACGACGAAGTGCTGGTGACGATGAACGACGCCGGCGACGGGTTCGACTTCATCCGTGACGACGACATCGCGCGGATCATCGGCGACCGCAAACGCGGCGCGAGGCTAACGTTCATCTGCGACTCCTGCTACAGCGGCACGGTGACCCGGTTCGCTGACTTCGACCTCGACGCGGCCCCCGATGAGGTCGACCACCGCACGAAGATCCGGTTCATGCCGCCGGCGAAGCTGCTGGGCACCAAGGCCACCAAGGGCACCCCCGAACCGGAGCTCGGGGACGTCGCCGCCGGCCGCGCCACCAAGGTCGGGCAGACCACCGCGGCGGTGCTGATGAGCGGGTGCGCCGAGGACGAGTACAGCTACGACGCATGGTTCGACCACATCAGCGTCGGCCGACCCAACGGCGCGTTCACCCGGGTGGCCGTCGATGCGCTGAACGCGCCGCCGGTGCTCGGCGGCGGCACCGTGGTGGCGCTGCCGGTGGTCGAGGACCTCACCTACAACCGGTGGTACGCGGCGATCCGGGCGAGCTTGCCGTCGGAGGCCTACCCACAGACGCCGATGCTGCTGGGCACGTCGCACCAGCGGCACTACACCGCGGTCGACTGATGGCCACGGTCACCCTCGGCGCCGACGTGTCGACCTACCAGACTGGGCTCACCGTGCCCGAGCTGGTCGCCGCCGGCGTGAAGTTCCTGGCAGCTCGCGCCACCCGCGGCACCGACTACGCCGACCCGGCCTACCCGGGGTTCCGCGCCGGTGCTGAGAAAGCCGGCCTGCTGTTCAGCCCCTACCACTTCCTCTACGCCGGCGAGCCGGTCAAGCAAGCCCGACACATCGCCGCCGTCGTCAAGGACAAGCGGCTGCCGATCACCCTGGACCTCGAGAAGTCGACCAAGGGCGGCCGCCCGACGCTGCAGCTGGCCGCCGCGGTGCGCGCCGAGCTGCACGACCTCGGGTTCAGGGTCGGCGCCCTCTACTACCCCCGGTGGTACTGGGCCGACTCGGGCCAGCCGTCGCTGCTGACCTGGCGCACCTGGCAATCGGCGTACACCCTCGGCTACAAGAAAGGCGCCCTCCGGGCCCTCTACGCGCCGGCGCTGGCCGCGGCTGACACGAGCCCGTGGCAGGCGTACGGGGGCGTAGGACCGGCCCTGTGGCAGTTCTCGTCCTCGATCCAGGTGCCGGGGTTCACCGCCAACACAGTCGACGGTGACGCTTTCCGCGGCACCCGCACCAGGCTGGCGTCGCTGGACCTGTTCTACGACTACGCGGCGCCGCCGCCGCCGCGGCATCCGCAGGCCGTGCAGATTCTCGACCTGGCCCGGCTCGGTGTGCAGCGCAACGCCGACGACCCGGTGCGCAAGGCCAACTTCCAGCGGATCGTGGCCATCGCCGAGAAACTCGTCTAGGGGAGACACATTGGACCAGCAGCAGACCGACTCGGTGCGGGCGCTCCTGCAGGAGGCCCTCGCCATCATCGACGCGGCCGCGGCGCCTCCTGTCACCGAGCCGGCGCCCGAGCAGCCGACGCCGGCCCCGGTCCCCGAGCCGACCCCGACACCACCGCCCGAGCAGCCGACGACCTCGGCGCGGCTGTGGCTCGACCAGGCCGAGGTCGACCGCATCGCCACCACCGGCACCGCCTGGTCCCGTCTGCTGACCGCCGCGAACGGGTCATGGGGCACCGTCGACTTCGGCAACCTGGACAGCAACCACGATGTCTACACCCTCGCCGGCGCCATCGTCGCCGCCCGCACCGGCGACCCGGCCATGCGCGCCAAGGTCGCCGCGTCGCTGGCGTCGGTCGCCAACGCGACGACGTTCGCGCGGGTGCTGGAGATGTCGAGGCAGGTCCCGCCGTACGGGTTCGCCGCTGACCTGATCGGCCACCAGGACGCCAAGTTCGACACGTGCCTGACCGGGCTCCTGACCAAGCCGCTAGAGGGGCACTCCGGTGGCCGCAACCTGCTGGAAACCGCCGAGCTGTCGCCGAACAACTGGGGCACGATGGCCCGCGCGGCCGCCGCGACCATCGCGGTGCGCACCGGGAACACCAAGGTGCTGACCACCGTGGCCAACGCACACCGGTCATGGCTCGGCGACACGACGGTGACCGGCCGGCTGGTGTACGGCTCGACCGCGTGGCACGCCTCGACCCCGAAGTGCGGCATCAACCGCAAGGGCGCCACCAAGGACGGCTACAACTTCGACGGGGTGCTGCCCGAGGACCAGCGGCGCTCGGAAACCGGCGACGCCTACACGTGGGGCAAGAAGGGCACCTACCCGTGGGAGGCGCTGCAGGGTGCCGTGACCGCCGGGGTGGTGCTGCACCGCGCCGGCCAGGTGCCGTTCACCGCCGTCGATAACGCGCTGGTCCGGGCCGCTCGGTGGCTGACCGACGTGAACGCCAACCCCGCGACCGGTGACGACCTGTACCTGCCGTGGCTGCTGAACTACTACGGCGGCGCGGGGCTCGCCACGACGACCCCGGCCGGGCACGGCAAGAACGGCGGGTGGACCGACGCGACGCACGCGCCGCGCTGACGCAACACCAGAGGCCCCGCCACCCTGGTCAGCGGCGGGGCCTCGGTGCGCTCGCCCTAGCTGGTCGGCGCGTCGGCGAACCGCTCGGGGTGCTGCTCGATGACATCGGCCAGGTCGGCGGCCGCGGCCAGGTACGCCGCCGGCGTGTTCACCGCGGCCGGCCCGGTGACGCCGGCGCGGAGCCACCACACGATGCGCGCGCGTTCCTCGGCGCGGTGCTGGGCGGTCACGCCTCGGCCCCGTGCTCGGCGACCGCGACGCGCACCAGCGCACGCCGGAACGGGTTGTCGCACAACGGGTCACCGTGCGCGTTGGAGAACGCGATGGCGTCCTGCACCAGGTTGAGGTTCGGCACCCCGTTGCTGGCGATCCACGCGCGGGCGGCCGCGTCGAGCACGGCCGGGTCGGTGAGGTTCACCGGGCGGGTGGTGGTCGAGCTGGTCATGCGAGCCCCTTTCGGGCCGGGTGGGGGCCGCCCGAGTGGCGGCCCCGCGGGGTGGTGGGTCAGTCGGCGGCGTGGCAGGCGTAGGTGCAGTACTGGTCGAACGCCCACATCAGCGTGGTGTCGTCGGCGGCCTCGACCTGGCGGGCCCAGTTCTCGATGGTGCCGGTCCAGCGGTCGGTGCGGCCGAGCGTGGCAAGCTCGCGGATCATGCCGGCGAGCTGGGCGCGGTCCCAGATGAGCATGATGCTGGTCAGCTGGCCGCGGCCGTCCTTGCCGACGGTGCGGACCTGGCCCTGAATCGTGCGGAGGGCGGCGACGCGGCGGTCGGTGGCGGTGAGCTTGCGGGCGGCGGGGGCGGTGGTCGTTGTCATGGCACTATCTTGACATGCCCAGCGCCCCTAAGCAAACCCGGTCTAGACCAGGGCTAGACAACCGGCGGCACTCGGCAGCTCACGCACGTGCCGAGCAGCCTGGCCGGCCGGTCGCGCAACGGGTCGTACAGCTGCCCGTCGCCGTCGGTGATCGAGGTTGCCAGGTGCCGGCACAACCGGCGGCCGCACCCGCGACACTCGATGCGCCCGACCTTGCGCCGGCGGCACGTGCCGCACACCAGGGCCCGCGGCCGCGCCGGCGCGGTCACGCCGCGGCCCGCCGAAGGTCGGCGACCGCCGCGCGCCGGCTGGTGCGCATCGGCGTCCACATCGGCCCACCGACCGGCAGGCTGGCCCAGAAGTCGCCGAACCGGGCGACGCGGCCCGGGCACACCACGGTGCGCCCAGTGTGGTCCTCGACCACGAACGTGTCGACGGTGCCGACCATGAGGGCGAAGCGGGTACGGGTGCGGGCGGTGGTGGTCATCGTGGGGCCTCTCGGGGTGGGTGGTGTGGGGTGGTCGAGCTGGTCACATATCGCGGGCGACCGACAGGGACTCGGCCACCTGGTCGGCCGTCGGGTTCGAGGCGTTCAGCAGCACGAACGCGCCGAGGGCCTCGGCGAGCGTCGGCGACCGGTAGCCGCGAAGGTGCCTGATGTCGCGCGCCGGGATGCCCTTGCGTGTCTTGCGGCCCGGCACGCGCAACCACACGCGGGCGCCGGCCTTCGTGTGCTGGTCGAAGTAGCCCGGCGTCTCCGAGAGGGTGCCGGTGATCTTCTCGCCGGTGCGCAGGGTGACGGTGACCTCGCGGTTCGCGGTGCAGTAGAGCACTTCGTGCAGCTGCTTCCACGGCAGAGTCTTGGCGAGCCGGATCGAGAAGGCCTGGCCGCGGGTGAGCGCGCGCACGTCGGCCGATGTCTTGGGGGTGGCGGTGTCGGTCATGGCACTATCTTGACACGCGCTAGGCCCCTGACCAAACGCGGTCTAGACCGCGGCCCGCCGTCAACCGGCGATTGACAGCCTCCCGCCGGCCAGGCCGGCCCCGGTGTCGTCGCCCGGCCGACGCCGGCGAAGCCCGGAGATCGAACCCTCCCCGCAACGCGAAGCGGCGGCGCCCCCTCGACCCGGGGCACCGCCGCTCGACCCGCTGCTACTCGGCGGCCTCGGCCACGATCAGCACCAGGAAGATGAACACCAGCGCGACCAGCGCGATTGCCACGCCGGCGTCGGTGAGAGCTGGTCGCATCGCCCACAGGTGCACGCCGGCGGTCGCCGCGGTCACCACCAGGCCGATCACCAGCAGCACCAGCTCGCCGGTCACTTCGTTTCCGGGGCGCCGGCCAGGGCCTGGTTCGACGGGGCCTCGATGATGCGCGGCCGCCCACCGCCGGCACCGCGGCCGGGCCGGTTGCTCGCCCACTGGTCGACGGTCGACTCCTGCCAGGCCGGGTGCCCACCGAACCGGGCATCGGGCTCGGGGAAGTCACCGGCCTTCGGGCGGCACGCCGGGGTGTGCACCGCGCACGACCGGTTGTGGACGGCCTGCTGGTGGTAGTTGCGGACGGTGCGCTCGTTCAGGTCGAGGCGCGCGGCGATGGCTCGGATATCGAGCAACGTGGGGGCGGTCATGCCTGCCACCTTATACCTTTCGTGGGGGTGATGGAACCGGTGTAGTGGGTCAGGCGCCGCGGGCATCCTCGAGCCTCGGCGCGACGGGCGGTGCGGCGGCCTCGGCGGCCGCCATCAGCTCATCGAACGTCGGCCGGGTGTTCGTGCCGAGGTCGTGCTGCCACGGCTGCTCGGGGAGCTCCACGTCGGTGACGGGCCGGTACGCCACCGGGTCGAACTCCGATGCGTCGGCGGCCGACCCGAAGTAGTCGCCGGCGTCGCCCAGCTCGGGCCAGGCGGCGAGCACGTCGCCGGGGGTGAGGCCGGCGCCGAGGGCCTTGTTCGCCCGGCCGGCCAGGTACGCCGCGGCGTCGGCGGCCTCGCCGTCGCTGGGCACCGCGCCGACGGCGCCTCGGCGTGGCAGGTCCAGCAGATGACGGAGCAGGGTGTTCAGGTGGTTCGCCTCGGTGATCGTCACGGGTGGTCCCCTCTCAGGTGGTGGTGGTGAGCGGTATGCGGAACTCGGCGAGGTTGTCGACCACGCGCCGCGCGGCGTCGGGGTCGGTGCCGACCGGGCCGATGAGGGCCCGGTAGTAGCCGGCGTCGAGGTCAGCGACGGCGACGGCTTCCAGGGCGGTCATGGCGTGCGCGCGGGCGTCGTCGGGGGTCCACTGACCGGCCGGCTGCCCGTCGAGGTTGACCACCAGGAACGGGCGCAGCTGGCGGTCGGGGGTCAGGGACACGCCCGGGGTCAGGGTCAGCATCCCGTCGGTCGGGTCGGGCAACGGTGGCCGGTCGGGCCTGACGGAATCGGCGAGCAGCCCGGCGGCCGTGCGGTGGTCGACACCGAGCCCGTCGGCGCTGGTCAGCTGGCGCAGCACCGCCGCGTCGTAGTCAGCTCGCGCGGCCGCGGCGAGCACCGCCGAGGCGTACGCGACGGCCAGCGTCGGGGTCAGGGTCAGCACCCGGTCGGCGCTGACTTCCAGGGTCACCACGTAGGTCGACCCGTCGGCCGAGGGTGCCGACCGGAGCCACACGTGCCCGGCGACCGGCTCGCCCTGGTCGGTGGCCTGGTCGGTGCGGGGTCGGCGTCCGTTCTTGCCCATCATTCGGTCCCTTCGTCGTCGGTTAGGTCGGGGTCGCCGCCGACGGCGGCGGCGAGTACCTCGCGGTTGCGTAGCTGCTCGGCGGGTGTCAGCTCGGGCACCGCACCAGGTGCCGGCGCCGGCCGGCGGCGGGGTGCTGCAGCTGCTCGCCGGCGGGGCCGCGGCTCGGGCACGTCGGCGCCCCATGACGGCCGCGGCTGGTATCGCTCGGCGGTGAGGCGGGCCAGGGTGTCGGCCAGAATCTCGCGGCGGCTCACCGCTGCCGTACCCTGGCCGTGGTGGTAGTGGTCATGCGCTGGTTCTCCTGTCTGGGGCGGCGCGGTGGGCGGCCGGTCCCGGGTGGGGCCGGCCGCCCTGACTGTCTCAGCGGTCGGCGCGGTGGGCGCGTTGCACCGCCGACATCGGCACGAAGTCGCCGCTGCCCTGGTGCACGAACCCGTCGGGCTCGGCGGTGAACCGCCATGGCCCGGTGACCAGCTGGCCGGCCTGGCCGGCGGCGATGGTGAGCATGGCGTACACCGGCGCGTCGGTCGGCCTCGGCATCGGGTCGGGCGCCTCGGTCATCGTGTGGTGCCTCTCGTGGTGGTGGTGGCGGGGGAGGGTGCCGGCGGCCCCCGGGGGAGGGTGCCGCCGGCCGAGGTGGTGCTCAGGCTCAGGCGTCGGTGAGCACCCGCGACAGGTTCCAGGCCGCGTCGCGCAACGGCTGGTCGCCACCGAGAATCGACCGCTCGGCGCGCTTGATGGCCGCGGCCTCGGTCGACTCGGTGCCGCCCTGCACCGGCGCCATGTGGTCGAGGTACTCGGTGATGGCCTGCAGGCCGGCCCACGCGGTGCCCCGAATGTTGGCTTGCGTGTCGGCGTCGGCCCACAGCTGCACCAGCTTGTCGGTGCGCTTCTTGTGGCTGGTGACGGTGCGCTTCCCGGCGTCGGGGTCGAGCTTGCCGAACACCCCGTCGATGATGCCGATGAACTCGGCCTCGGTCTGCGTCTGCTGGATCATCGCCTCGGCCTCGGCCTGGAACGTCGAGAATCCGTCGATGGCCAGGCCCATCTGCTGCCGGGCCTTCTCCACCATGCCGGTCTGGCCGCTGGTGTGCCTGATGCTGGCGGCGCCGACGGCGCTGGCCTCGCCGCGCCGCTGGGTGTTCTTGCACACCGTGCGGACCTCGGTGGCGTAGAACCGGGTCGAGCGGCTGCCGTCGTGCGAGGTCACCGCGGCGATGAACAGGTCGAGCTGGTCGACGCCGCCAATCTTCATGCCCTCGGGCATCTTCGTGGTGACGAAGACCTCGCGGCCGCCGCGCATGCTGCCGGCCGTCTCGATGTTGCCGTGCGTCTCGTGCACCAGGGCGTCGAGGAAGTCGGTCAGCTCCTCGTTGTGGAACGGCTGCCACTGCTCGCCGACGGCGCTGCCGATCAGCTGCTCGGCGCCGGTGAAGGGGTTGTCGCGCACCACGGTGTACGACCCGGTGGGCACCAGCTCGCCGTTCAGCATGACCATGCTGGGCACCTTGCGCAGATTCCAGCCGGCCAGGTGTGCGTGCTTCAGGGCGACCTCGGCGGTGAGCGGGGTGCCGACCAGCTCGCGGGGGAGGTTGTTCAGGCGGTGCCAGGCGTCGTCGCGGGTGTCGACGAAAGCGACCTCGGTGCCGTGCTGCTCAAGTTCGTGTGCCATGAGGGTGATGCCTTTCGGGTGGTGGTGAGTGGGTCGAACAATGCAAGCATAACGCATGCCAGGTTAGACGCAAGCCCCTGTCTAGACCAGGGCTCGAGGATCGGTCAGAAGCCCCCCACGACGCGGCCGTCAAGCTCGCGGGCGATGGTGTCGAGCTGGGCCCGCTTCGGGCCGGTCACCGCCCAGTTCGTGCCGACCACCACGGGCGCGAAACCCTTGGCGATGTCGGCCCAGCTGTCGCGGGCCTCGGGCCCCTCGAACAGCCACATCTCCGCGGGGCCGCACGTCGCGCCGTCGCTGGTCAGCATCTCCAGCTCGCCGGCCGGCAGGTGCCGCGGCCGCCGGCCCTGGCAGGCGACCTCGGCCACCTGGTCGAGCGTGAGCAGCTCGGGCGCCGCCGCGCTGCTGCTGGCCACCGCCGAGGCCGACTCGGCGGCCTGGTCGACCGAGGGCCCAGCACCGCCGCCGCAGCTGGTGAGGGTCACGGCGGCCAGGAGGGCGGCCGCCGAGCGGGTGAGAGTGGTTCTGCGTGCCATGAGCTTGCCTTTCAGGTGAGCGGCCATCTGCCGTCAATGGGTAGTTGACACCAGAGAGCCGACGGTGAGGGGCCCCGAGCGGTTGCCCGGGGCCCCTGGTCAGGGCCCGGAGACAGAAGCCTCCGGGTCGGTGTGATGGTCGGGGTCGGGGCACGTCGCCGGGTGACAGTGACGCGCGCACGCCTTGTTCTCGATGTGGCAGCGGCCGCACTCCGGCCGCGGCACGCCCGGGCCGACCAGGTGGGCGAGCAGCTCGCCGGTCACGGCCAGCATCGGCGACGAGAGACGTTGCGGCGGCCCAGCTGGGCGCACCCCTTCGTCGCCGGCGCCGGCCAGGCGGTAGTAGGTGATCACGAACGGCTCGGGCTGCAGCTCGGGCACGTGCCCGATGGTCCAGGTGCCGGTGTCGCCGGTGACGATGACCAGGCCGGCGTCGAACCCGTGCCCGACGCCGGCGGCGTCGAGGGCCTCGACCACCGGGCCGAGCCCGAGCACGTCGGCCGGGGTCAGCTCGCCGGCGGTCACCAGGTCACCGCCGCGGTCAGGTCGCGCCGGGCGATGAGGTCGAGGTCCTCGGTGTCCAGCTCGCGCGCGTGGTGGGCGCACAGCTGCACCGTGACGTGCCCCCACTTGTCGCGGCCCGGGTCGTCGCCGGGGTCATTGTCGGGCCCGTCGTGCAGGCACGCCGCCCGGTAGGCCTCCCATGCGGTGGCCTGGTCGACCCCGAGCGCGGTCATCTGCCCGTCGACCATCATGGCCACGTACGACGCGGCCTGGCCGTCGTCGTAGGTCAGCTCGACGGTGGCCCGGTCGCTGCACGGCATCGAGTCGCGGCTGCCGTCGAAGTCGGTGAAGTGGTCCTCACCCTCGCATCGGTCGGCGTCGGTGACGCGGGTGGTGTTCAGATTCATCGGGTGCTGCCTTTCGTGGTGGTGGTGGTGCGGTTGGCTTCGTGGTGCTCGGTGAGCCACGCGAGGGTGCCCTTCATGGTCTGGGCCTGCGCCGACTGGTGGTTCAGTCGGGCGCCGTCGGCGTCGAGCTGGCGGGCGATGGCCTCACGGGTGGCCTGGTCCTCGCCGGCGAGGTTGTCGGCTGCCCACTGGTAGCCCAGCCGGCGGTACTTGTCGCCGCGGCGGTGCTCGGCGTCGGCCGAGGCGTAGTCGCGGCCCTTGTGGTCGGTGCCGCGTGCCACGCCGGTCACTTGCCGAACTTCTGCTGGGCGGCCTGGCGGGTCATGCCCAGCTCGCGGCCGACCTCGGTCCAGCTGTAGCCGAACTCGCCGTCGTGCAGGCCCTTGGCCGCGGCGACCATGGCGGCGTCGATGTCGGCGCGGGCCTGTGCCAGCGCGGAGAGGGCCTCAAGGTCGCCGGCCTCGGCGCGGCGGGCCATGCCTCGGGCGACGCGGCCGATCATGGCGGCCATGTCGGGGGCCTCGTAGGACTTCTTGGCGCGCTTGGCGGTGGTGCGGGTGGCGGTGGTGGTCGTCGTCGTCATGTGTCTATCTTGAGCCCTGGAGCTCGGAAACACAAGCCCTAGGCCCCATTAGTTTCTAGTGGCCTAGACCACCCCCCGACCGTCTACCCTGGTGGGGGCCCCACACCCCCTACCACCAGGCACGGGGCCCACGACGGAGGCACCACGATGGGAAAGCGCGGACCCGCCAAGAAGCCAACGAACCTCGCCCTGCTCCACGGCGACCGACCCTCACGGGTCAACCTCGACGCACCCCCCGGCCCCGACGGCCACGCCGAGCCACCCCCCGACATGCCCGCCGACGTGCGCGCCGTCTGGGACTACACCGTGCAGCAGCTCGACGTGATGCGGCTGGCCTCACCAGCTGACCGCGACGCCCTGGCCTGCTACTGCGAAGCGGTCGTGACCCACCGGAAAGCCTCGGCCCTGGTCGCCAAGGCCGGCGTCCTGGTGAGCCCCTCACGCGGCACCGTCCCGGTCAGGAACCCCGCCCTGGCCGCCCAACGCGACGCCGCCATCCTGGTGCGCGTGTACGCCCGCGAGTTCGGCCTGACCCCCTCGGCCCGGTCCGAGCTGACCGCCGGCGACCGCCGCGACACCGCCGGCAGTGCCGCCCGACTCCTGTCCTAGCCGTGACCGTCGAGGCCCCCCCGAGGCCGACCCGGCGCCCATCCGGCCGCCGGCCGCCGACCAAGCTGCCCCGGTGCGGGTTCACCATGGACGGCCGTACCTGCCGCCGGCGCGGCGACCACCTGTGCAAGCCGCGCGCCGACCACGTGAGCGCGTTTTTCGGCGAGCTGCTGGTGCACACGAAAGGCCGATGGGCCAGGCACCCGTTCCTGCTCGAACAGTGGCAGGCCGACGACATCGTGCGGCCGGTGTTCGGCACGGTCATCTACGACGCCACCGAGGCCCGCTACGTGCGGCGCTACAACATCGTGTGGATCGAGGTCGCCCGCAAGAACGGGAAGTCCGAGCTGCTCGCCGGCATCGCCCTGTACCTGCTGGTCGCCGACCACGAGGAAGGCGCCGAAATCTACGGGTGCGCCAAGGACCGCGACCAGGCCCGCAAGGTGTTCGACGTGGCGCAACGCATGGTCGAGCTGTCGCCGGTGCTGTCAGCTCGGCTCGACGTGAAGGCCCAAGCCAAGCGCATCGTGGACCAGGAAACCGGGTCGTTCTACGAGGTCGTCGCCGCCGACGCCGCCGGCAACCTCGGCCACAACCCGCACGGCATCGCGTTCGATGAAGTGCTCACCCAACCGAACGGCGACCTGTGGGAAGCGATGAAAACCGGCATGGGCACCAGGTCGCAGCCGATGCTGGTGGCCGCCACGACCGCCGGGAACGACCCGGCATCGTTCGCCAAGAGCGAGCACGACGAGATGATGCGCATTCTCGAGGACCCGTCCCGGTCGCCGCGCACGTTCGTCTACATCAGGAACGTGCACAAGGACGCCGACCCGTGGGACGAGAGCTTGTGGCCGCAAGGGAACCCCGGCCTCGGGTCGTTCCTGAAGTGGGAGACGTTGCGCAGCGAGGCCGTCGAGGCCCGGTCGAACAAGCGCAAGGAGAACAGCTTCCGGCAGTTCCGGCTGAACCAGTGGGTGCAGCAGACCACCCGCTACATCAGCCTCGACCAGTGGGACGCCAACTGCCGCGAGGTCGCCGCGACACCTGACTGGCTCCGCGAGCGGTACGCAGGCGAGAAGTGCTGGGCCGGCCTGGACCTGTCATCGAAGCTCGACATGACCGCCTGGACGCTCCTGTTCGGCGACGGCACGATCATGTGGCGGTTTTGGATGCCCGAGTCGGTCGTGCCGATGCTCGACAAGCACACCGACGGCCAGGTCGGCCGGTGGGTCGAGGACGGGTGGATCGTGGCCACCGAGGGCGACGTGATCGACTACGAGGCCATCTACACCGCCGTCGAGGCCGACGCCGAGCACTTCGCCATCGCCTCGGTCGACTACGACAAGTGGAGCGGCGAGCCGGTGCGGCAAGCCATCGAGGCCCGCACCGGCCTGGACGTGATGCACGAGTCGTCCACCACCTACGAGCGCATGACCCAACCGATGAAAGAGCTGATGAGGGCGCTCAAGGCCGGCGAGCTGAACCATGCCGGCAACCCCGTGGCCCGCTGGATGGCAGACTGTCTGGAGGCGAAGAGCCCCTCAGATGACCCCGACCGGGTAAGACCGGTCAAGCCTGACCGGGGTCAAAGCGGCAAGAGGATCGACGGCATGGTCACACTGCTACTAGCACTTGACGGCCGGCTGACTGTCGACGCCGACGAGCTGCCGGCGGCCGACATCTTCTAAGCGCGAGGGAGCACCCCGAAATGCCACGTCTGGACATGCCCGTCACCACGATCACCCGCGCCGGCGTCGCACCCCCGGCCGAGGTCGTCGGTGACCCGGCGAACAACCACCAGTTCGCCAACGATGGCGAGACGTTCCTGATCGTCCGCAACGCCGGCGCCACCGTCGCCCGGGTGGTGTCGGTGGTGTTCTCCCGGTCCGTCGACGGGTTCGTGCCGGCGCCGCGCACCGTGTCGGTGCCCGTCGGCGCGACCCGCTACCTCGGCACGTATCCACCGGTCGATTACGGCTCGACCGTCGCGGTGAACGTCGACAACGCCGAGCTTCGCCTGACCGCCCTGTCCACTCAGGGCGCCTAGCACCCCTGCCGGCCCCCGCAACCGACCGACCGAGAGAGGCGCCCACCATGGCACCAGCACCCCGCAACTTCGATGAGGACACATCGAGCCCGACGTTCGGCCCAGCCATCGCCAACGTGACCGGCACGCCGGCCGCGACCTACGGGGCCCCCGAGCAGACCATGCTCGCCGACCTCATCGCACGGGTGAACGCGATGAACGCCGTGCTCAAGGCCGCCGGGCTCACCGAGCAGGACTAGGGCCCGTGTCGGATGACTCGGGCGCCACCAGCCGCATCGACACCCGCGGAGGCCTCCCCCGACGCCGCGTGTGGGCCGCTGACGCCCTCGGCCGTGTCGTGAACCGCCGGCTGCTGGCCGTCATGCTGCTGGTCGCCGGCCTGATCGTGGTCACCATCGGCGCGGACATTCTGTGGGGCGACGGGTGGGCGCTGCTCACCCTCGGCGGCATGCTGGTCGCCGCGTCGCTGCTGATCGGCTGGGAGTAACCGATGGCATGGCTCAGACCGTCGACCAAGGCGAGCATCCCGCCGTTCCCGCCTGGCGCCGGCCAGGTCGGCGGCGGCACCGCGCCGGTCGCCGGCGGCGCGTTCCTCGACTGGATCGGCCCCAACCCCAACGCGCTGTATCCCGAGCCTGACTTCCTCACTGCCGCCGATGTCGGGTTCACCCGCAACGAGCTGGTCTACGCATGCATCATGGAGAAGGCCACCAGCCTGCCCGACGCATCGTTCCGGGTGTACGGCGCCGACGGCCAGGGCGAGGCCCGCGAGAGCCACCCGCTACGCCGGCTGATGGCCACCCCGAACCCCTCGATGACCGAGTTCGAGCTGCTGGAGCTGACCAGCATCTACATGGACCTCGCCGGCATCGCGTTCTGGGAAGTGGTGCTCGACCGGCTCGACCAGCCGGCCGAGCTGTGGCCGCTCAGGCCCGACAACGTGCGCATCTGGCCGCAACGCAACGGGCGCACCACCTACGGGTACGTCATCGGCGGCGGCCGCGTGGTGCCGCTGGGGGAGAACGTGCTGGCGTTCAAGTACCCGAACCCGACGACGCCGGCGCTCGGCCAGGCCCCCATGCGCGGCGCGAACCGGGCCGTCGCGCTGGACAATGAGGCCACCGACTTCGTGAAGGCGCTCCTGCAGAACCGGGCGGTGCCGGGCACCGTCATCGAGACAGAGCAGCGGATAGACGAGGACCTGACCGACCGGCTGACCGCCAAGTGGCTCGACCGGTTCGGCAGGCAGAACCGTGGCGCGCCGGCGTTCCTGCAGAAAGGCATGAAGGTCCACAGCCTCGGCCTCGACCTCGGGCAACTTGAGTTCCCCGACCTCCGCACCATCAGCGAGTCACGTATTTGCATGAGCTTCGGGGTGCCGCCGATCCTGGTGGGCGCGAAGGTCGGCCTCGACCGGTCGACGTTCGCCAACTACGCCGAGGCCCGCCGGTCGCTGTGGGAAGAGACGTTGCTGCCCCTGCAGAAGCGCATCCAGCAGGTCGTCGTCGCCAAGCTGATGCCGATGGTCGAGACAGGCCCCCGGCCGCGGCGGTCGACGGCACGGTTCGACAACTCCGAGGTTCTCGCGTTGCGCGAGAGCGAGGCCAACCGGTGGGAGAAGGGCACCAACGCCCTCCGCGCCGGCGGCCTGACCCTCAACCAGTTCTACCGGTACGTCGGCATGCCCACCATCGGCGCCCAGGGCGACGTGTACCTACGGCCGGCCGGCATCGTGCCCACCGACGCCATCGGCAACGTGCTGGCCGAGCGTCCGGTGACCAGCTTGACCGCCGGCCCGGCACCAGCTGCAGCCGCGGGAGGCGGAACCACAGGAACGACCAGGGGCATCGAGGCCGCGCCGGCACGAAAGCTCGAGCCCCTGCCGGCAGCCAAGGCCGCGGTCCGGGTGATGACCCGGGCCATCGGCGAGGCCGCCGCCCGGCAGGCCGGGGTCGTGCTCGACCAGGTGGACGACGCCCTGGCGCTGCTGACCGTCGCCCCCGAGAAGTGGGACGTCCAACGCGACCGCCTGTGGGACACCAAACGGTGGGAGGTCGACCTGATGACCGTCATGGAGCCGCACATGCGTCAGGCCGCGGTCGCTGCAGCTCGGTCGGTCGGTGACGCGCCGGTCGGGCCCCTGATGGGCTACATCAGCGCGGCCGCGCAGAACGAGGCGACCAGGTGGACCGCCACCACCCGCACCGAGCTGGACGCCGCCCTGGTGCTCGGCGGCCCCGACGTGCGAGACAACGTGGAAGCGGTGTTCGAGCGCGCCAAGGGCGGCCGCGCCGAGCAGCTCGCCCGCGGCGTGGTCACCGAAATGGTCGGGTTCGCCAAGGTCGACACCGCCAAGCGGCTCGGGTTCGCCCGCAAGACGTGGGCCGCCGACGCCGAAAGCGACGACCATGCCCCCCTCGACGGTGAGACAGTCCCCGTAGGCGAGGCGTTCAGCAACGGCGAGAAGTGGCCGCGCGGCGCGACGTGCACGTGCGATGTACGAATCACGGAAGGCTGACCCGATGACACTGCAAACCCTGGTCGTACCGATCGAGTGGAAGGCCGACGACAAGGACGCCGGCGTCATGGTCGGCTACGCCTCGACGTTCGGAAACGTCGACCTCGGCGGCGACGTGGTGATGCCCGGCGCGTTCGACAAGAGCATCGCCGACATCAAGGCCGACGGCATCCCGCTGCTCGCCGACCACCTGGCCGCCACGTCGCACGTGCTCGGCACCATCTACGACGCCCTCGCCGACGACAAGGGCCTGAAAATCTGGGCCAGGTTGAGCAAGGCACCGTCCGCGGTCGACACCACCACGAAGATGCGCGAGGGGCACCTAGGCAAGCTGTCCATCGGCTACGAGACGATGGATGACAGCTTCGAGGACCGCGACGGCATGCGGGTGCGGCTGCTCAACGATGTGAAGCTGTGGGAGACCTCGGTGGTGGTGTTCCCCATGAACCCGAAGGCGGCCATCACCGGCGTGAAGTCGCTGCTCGGCGCCATGGTCGCCGGCGGTGTCGGCACCCCCGAAGAGTTCGCCGCCGAGGCCAAGGCCGAGCACGTCAAGGCCGCCGCCGGCGGCGAGGGCCTGTCGACCCTCGACGCCTGGCGCATTGAATACGCGGTGGAGACGAAGACCGGCGTACCCTCATCGCAGCCGGCTCCCGCAGAGCCGGGTCGGGCCTCCGCAGGGCCCACCAGCACGGAGGCCCCGCCCTCGGGTGAGGTCAAGAGCACGCCCACCGACGCCGGCGACCAGCCGACGAAGTGGGATCGGCTCAAGAGCGAGGCGCTCCTGGCCGACCGCCCGACCGGCGAAATCGACGCCACCACTCGGGCCGCCCTGAAAACCTCTCTGGAGCTGGCCGAGAGCCAGCTGCCCCGCGACTAGGAGACACCCCCCATGGATCACACCGTTCACCCTCGCCTCGACCCGGCCGCTCAGGCATGGCTCGACGCGACCATCGCCCGCAACGCGGCACGGTTCGGCGGCTACCGCATGGCTCACCCGCTGCTGGAGAAGGCCGCCCAGCACACCGCGCAGGCCCGCGCGATCAATGACGAGTTCGAGGGCAAGTCGATGCCGGCCGAGGCCGCGCATCAGATGAAGGCCCACCTCGACGCCGCCCGGGAGTACCGCAGCCGCGTCGGCCTGGAAGCGTCACTGACCGACGTGGAGAGCTGGATCAAGGAGCCGCAGCACAAGCACGACATGAGCGGCGGCCAGGCCGACTACTCCGCGGCCTCGGGCGGCGAGTTCAAGGGCGGCTCGATCCCGTCGGCGTTCGGCAACGGCGCCGAGGTCTACGAGCAGCAGCGGCAGGCGAGCAAGAACCACAGCTTCTTCGAGTACGTCCGCAAGGGCCTCGACGGGGTGACGATGGAGCAGAAGGCCGACCTTGTGGAGAACGCCACCGGTCAGAACCTGGTGCCCACCGACTACGCCGGCACGATCATCAAGCAGCTGCCGCGCGAGGGTGTCATCCGTGACCTGGCGTTCGTGCGGCCCACGAACCGCAACGTGGTCGACATCGGCAACGTGGTGATCAACACCGCCGGATGGGGGAAGCTCGAAACCGGCACCACCCCGACCGACGGCATGGGCACCGCCGGGAAGGACACCATCACGGTGTACGACCTGAACGCCCTGGTCAAGCTCGGCAACGACGAGCTGGAGGACACCGACGAGAACCTCGCGGAGATCATCCGGGTGGCGCTGGTGGCCAAGCTCGCCGAGCTCGAAGACGACGCGTTCGCGGCCGGCACCGGCACCGGCATGCCGTGGGGCATCACCCACAACGTCACCCAGAACGTCACCGCGGCGGCGAACAACACCGTCACGAGCGACGACTTGAAGCGGCTGCCGTTCCAGGTGCCGGCCCAGTTCCGTCGGGCTGGTCGGGCGTGCTTCCTCGGGCACACGCTGGTCACTCAGGCCATCGCGCTGCTCAAGGACACCACCGGGGCGTACATGCTGCAGCAGTCCGCGGCCCTCGGTGAGCCGGACACCCTGTTCGGGTACCGGTACTACACCGTCGACGGGCTCGCCGCGCCGACCACGACGGGCACCGCCACCGACGCCTCCCTGGTGTTCGGTGACATCAACGCCGGCTACATGATTGCCGACCGGCGTCGGTTCACGGTGACCCGCCTGAACGAGCTGTACGCCGCCGAGGGCAAGGTCGGCCTGTTGTTCACCCACCGCGTCGGCGGTGACGTGATCCGGCCGCAGGCCCTCGCCACGTACCGCCTGTGATCCGGTGAGGGGGCCGGCCGGCCTGGAGCGGCCGGCCCCCTCACCCTGGCCCCTCTCGCCGCCACGACCAGCAAAGGAACCCCCGATGACCACCGTCGCACCGACTCAGAACTTCGTGACCTACGTCAAGGGCCAGGCGGTGTCGGCGACCCCTGACACGCCCGTCGAGCTGCCCGACGACATCGCCCGGCAGCTGGTCGACGCCGGCATGGCCCAGTCGGTCGCCGACGCGAGCAAGGCGAAGGCCGACCTCGGCGACGCCTACCAGGCGACCGCCGCGGTGGACGCCACCGTCGCCGAGCGGCGCCGGCGCACCACCGACTCAACCTCGGGGAAGCTGGTCACCGGCCCGCCGGCCGAGCTGGACGAGAAGAGCGTCCAGGGTGACCGGGCCGCCGACATCATCAAGGCCACCACCGAGGGCACCACGTTCACCGACGGGCCGGCGTACATCCCGGCCGACGTCGACGTGAACGTGGTCAAGGGTGACCGGGCCGCCGACATCATCAAGGAGACGACGAAGGACGTGCGAACCAACCCCGGGGCCGATGACGCGGCCACCTACAGCCGGCCCGCCGAGGTCGATACCAACACCATCGAGGGCGACCGGGCCGCCCAGGTCATCAAGGACACCGCCCGCACCGAGCCCGACGACGACGACCAGCCGGACGGCGCCGACGCCGAGGCCAAGCCGAAGCCGACCGGCAAGCCGAAGGGCCGGCAGGCCAAGCCCGCCAAGGCTGGCGCCAACCCCGTCGCCAAGCCGAAGCCCGGCCCCAAGGACACCCCCAACACGCGGCCCGAGCTGCCCGGTGACGGGCCCGACCAGACCGCCGAGGCATCAGGGGTCGGCATCGGCGCCACGCTGGCGGAGAACACCGAGAACACCATCGAAGAGCAGACCGAGAACACCCTGTCCGAGCAGACACCAGCCGAGCACCAGGCGCCCGGCGCGACCGACACGCCCGACGCCCAGTAGAGCCCGCCGACCATCGCACCGGTGAGCGCGGCCCTGGTCCCCTCACCGGTGCCCGGCTGGAAGGGCCGCCATGACCCCGTTCGCCACCCCGGCCGACCTCCGCACCCTGATGCCCGGGCTCGAGGATGGGCCCGCCCGCCTGGCCCTAGAGCTGGTCAGCGGCGCCATCAGGGACAGCATCGGGTGGAACGTGGACGAGACCGTCGGCGCCGTCTACGAGCGCGTGGTGCCGCCACGTCGCGGCGGCGCCGCGGTTGAGACCGTCGTGCTGCCCGCCCAGCACATCACCGCGGTGGGCCCCGTGGTGGTCGACGGCCGCACCCTGGCCATGTCGCAGTACGACGTGACCGAGAGCGGAATCGTGTACCTGTACGTGCCGGCCCGCCGGCGGGTGCACATCACCTACACCGCCGGGTGGCGCCGGGCCCCGGTCGACGCCGCCCCGGCAGTGTTCCGCACCGTGGCGCTGGACCTCGCCGCCCGCCTGGCCGACAACCCGACCAGCACCAACAGCTACCGCATGGGCCTGGTCAGCGAGGACCTCACCCCGGCCCGTGACGCCGCCGACACCGACGGCCGCCTGGACGCCTACCGGGTGAACCTGTGAGCATCGCCGGCAAGATCACCGGGCCCGGGGTGCTGCACCGGCACACCGCCGGCGGCCGCAACGCATCAGGGGACTACGACGCGCCGACGTTCACCGACGAGCCGGTGTACGTCGAGGCCCAACAGCTCGCCCGAGCTGAGGACCGCGGCGGCGCGGTCACCACCGTGGGCACATGGGTGGCCCTGCTCCGGCCCGACGTTGCCGACCTCACCGGCGACGATGAGGTCACCGTAGGCGGCCGCCTGGTCGACGGTGAGACTGTCGGCGGCACCAGGTACGCATTCCAGGGCGACCCGTGGCACGTGCGCCACCCTCGCACCGGCCGGGCGACCCACTGGGAAGCGACCTTGCGGGTGGTGTCGTGAGCTTCACACCCAACGCCGGCGCGGGCCGCGAGCTGCTGTCGACACCGGAGGCGATGGCCGCGGTGAAGGCCGACGCCGACACCGTGGCGCAACGCGCCGCCGACATCATGGCCGGCATCGGCGAGGGCACCGAGGCCGCCTACTACTACGCCGGCGACCCCTACATCGACCCGGCCACCGGCACCGCCCGATGCGACGCCGGCAGCACGTCGAGCATCTGGCACATCATCGAGTACGGGTCGGTGAACAACCCCGCCTACCGGCCGCTGACGACCGCCGTGGAGAGCCTCGGCATCGAGTACGACCCCGAGGCCGCCCCGTGACCTCGCCGACGATGATTGCCACCGAGGCCGACGTAGCCGCCCTGTGGCTGCACATGCTCGACGCGCACGGCGTCGGGTCGACCATGACGCACGGCGACCCGGTGCTGATGCACGGCGCGCTGAACGCCTTCCACCTGTGCGACCAGGTGTACCGCTACGCCCCCGAGGCCCCCGACTTCCGCGCCGGCCACGGGTCACGCCTGCCACCAGGGGCCGCCCGATGACGACCATGCCGCTGATGAGGCTGCCGAACGCCGAAATGCTGCTGTCGCAGTTCTACCGGGCCGACCCCGACGTGCTGGCCATCCAGGGCGACGACACCTACACCGAGCTGCCGTCGAGGTTCACCGGCTGGCCGGCCACCAAGATCACCCGGGTGGGTGGTGCGCCGCCGTTCACCGACCCGCTGGTCATCGACCGGCCACTGATGCAAGTGGAGGTCTACGGCGGCCCGAAGTCGCTGGCCGCCGATGTCGCCGAGACACAACGGGCGGCGCTGGTGGCCGTCGGGCGGCTGCCGTTCGTGGCCCTCGGCGTCGGTGAGCTGTCCACGGTGGTCAGGTTCGGGACGTTGCGCTACGTGCCGGACCCGACATGGGACCCCGCGAGGCCCAGGTACATCTACGACCTGGTGCTGCAGACCCGCGCGCTCCCTGGCCCTCCTACGGCCTGACCGGCCCCCGACGGCACCAGCACCCGGGGCACGTCCCCGCCGTAGGCCACTGTCAACGATCCGTTGACGCCCTCCTACGCGGCGGCGCTCGGGCCGGCCGATCACCCACAAAAGATGTCCGCGGCCGTCTCCGGGCATTCTCCGGCCATCGACGGCCGACCCGTGCGTACCCTGACCGCGCCGGCAAGCCCGCCGACGCTGCACCAGCTGCACCCCCCTTTCAAGCCCGGAAGGTCACAGACATGCCACAGGACGCAACTAGGGTTCGCGTAGCCCTCACCGGCACGGTATGGAACAGCGACATCGGCGCGGTCGTGCCCGCCGACATCACTGTCACCCCGGCCGCCACGTGGGCCGACGCCGGCTACACCACCGAGGACGGGGTCACCTTCTCCGTCGAGCAGAACACCGAGGACCTGCCGGCCTGGCAGTCCAACGAGGCGCTCCGCACCATCGTCACCAGCGAGCCCAAGAGCTTCAACTTCACCCTTCGGCAGCTTGAGCGGCAGTCGTTCCTGCTGGCGTTCGGTGGCACCGTGACCACCATCGGCGCCAACAACTACCGGTGGACGCCGCCGACGGCCGGCGCGCAGCTGGCCAAGCAGTGGATCATCGAGTTCCTCGACGGGGCCCTGAAATACCGGTTCGTCTACCGCAACTGTGTGCAGCAGGGCGCCCGCGAGCTGAACTTCGTGCGCTCCAACGCCGTCAACATTCCCCTGTCGTACAAGGTGCTCGCCGCGTCTCCCCAGACGTGGGAGCTGCAGACCAACGACCCGGCGTTCGCCTGATGGGCGCCGTGAAGCCGTTGCGTGACGGCGACGAGCAGCCGGCCATCCCTCGCCCGGAGGACTTGCGCGAGGGCCAGGCTCGCATCGTGGTGCACTACGACGACGGGCGCCGGGCGGTGTTCAACCCGAACCGGCCTCGGCTGCTGCTGAACATGGAGGCCAAGTGGGGCGTCCAGCAGCCTGACAAGCATGAGCAGATCGCATGGCTGGCCCACCACGCCGTCGCCCCGGGCGAGCCGTACGAGGACTGGGTAGACACCGTGGACGAGTTCGAGTCCATCGAGGGCACCGGCCCAAAAGCCGACCCGTCCTAGACGCCCTCTGCAGCGTCGCCGTAGCCGCCGGCATGCGGCCGCGCGACGTGGCCGAGCTTGACGAGGACGAGTACGGCGCCGTAGTCGAGGCGCTGCAGGACAAGGACAGGGCCGAGCAGTGGGCCAACCTGCACGAGCTGCAGGCCGCCACCGTCGAGGCGCTGTGGGCCATCCTGTCGCGGCTCGACGCCGGCGTCGTCACCGTCGCAGCGAACCAGACCAAGGCGCCCAAGGACCGCGGCCGCTACCCCCGGCCGCAGTGGGTCACCGACGACGACCCCGAGGGCGACGACGAGGGCGACGTGATCGTGGTGCACCACGTCGCCGACGCGGTGCACATGATGCGCAAGGGGGTGTCCCATGGCGACTGAGATAGGCCGCGGCGTCATCCCGGTTGGGCTCGATGACTCCCGGCTGAACCGTGACCTGTCTCGGGTCGGCGCCAACGTCAACAGCCACTTCGACAAGGTGGGCCGGCAGGCCGGCGGCGTCGGCGGCCGGCAGTTCGGCAGCGAGTTCTCACGCAACAGCAGCGGCGCGCTACGCGGGTCGACCAGGGCCATCGAGGCCGACGCCGACGACACCGGCCGCCGAGCTGGGCGGCGCATGGGCGGCTCGTTCTCAGGTGCCGTCGGTGGCCTCGCCGCGCGAGCTGGCGGCGCGCTCGGTGTGACCGTCGGGGTGGCCGCCGTCGGTGGGTTCGTGAAGCAAGCCGTCACCCTCGAAGCCGAGTTCGGCAAGACCATGAACCTCATCCAAGCGACCACCGGGCTGCCGGCCGCCGGCATGAGGTCGCTGTCGGACCTGGCCCTGAAGATGGGCCGCGACACCGTGTTCTCCGCGTCCGACGCGAGCGCGGCGATGCTTGAGCTGGCCCGCGGCGGCATGACCGCGGCGACCATCAAGGGCGGCGCGCTGCAGGGCACCCTGACGCTGGCCGCAGCTGGCGGCCTCGACATGGCCACCGCGGCGAACGTCGCGGTCAAGGCGATGGGCGCCTTCAACCTGCAGGGCCGCGACATGGACTCAGTGGCCGCCGCCCTGGCCGGCGCCGCGAACGCCTCGGCCGCGTCGGTCGGGGACTTGTCCATCGCGCTGTCTCAGACCGGCCTCGCCGCCAACGCTGTCGGGTTCTCCGTGCAGGAGACGACCGGCATCCTGGCGGCGTTCAGCAACGCCGGCCTGAACGGGTCAGACGCCGGCACGTCACTGAAAACGATGCTGTCGAGCCTCACCCCGAGCACCAAGAGCGCGACCGAGGCGTTCCGCACGCTGGGCATCATCACCGAGGACGGCCGCAACCGGTTCATCAACGCCAACGGCACCTACAAGAGCGCGGCGCAGATAGCCGAGATTCTCAGGCAAGGCACCGTCAAGCTCACCGACGCGCAACGTAACCAGGCCATCAGGCAAGGTTTCGGCTCAGACGCCCAGCGGGCCGCGAATATCCTGGCCAATGAGGGCGCCCGCGGGATCAACCGCATGGTCAAGGCCACCAGCGACCAGGGCGCCGCGCAGCGCACCGCCCAGGCCGCCATGAAGGGCACCGCCGGCGCCATCGAGTCGCTGAAAGGGTCCCTGGAGACCGCCACCCTCCGGTTCGGTCAGCTGATCCAACCGGCCGTCATCGGCGGGCTACGCCTGGCCACCCGGGCCATCAACGGCATCGAGCCGGCCATCGGTCGGGTCGCCTCGGCGTTCCGCTCCGGGGAGGCCTCGACCGGCCAGTACGGCGCGATCATCAGGAACACCGGCCGCGCCATCGGTGACTTCGTGGCCTCGGTGCTGCCCACTCTGCGCCGGGTCGGCCGCGAAATCGCCGGCACCGTCGGCCCGGCCCTACGCGATATCGGCCGCATGGTGATGACCGACCTGCTGCCGGCGTTTCAGCGGGTGCTGCCGATCATCGCGCCGGTGGCCAGGTTCATCATCCGGGTCATCGGCGGCGCCATCGTGGGGGCCATCAAGGGCGCTGTCCAGGTCATCAAGGGCATCGTGAACGTCATCGCCGGCGTGTTCAAGCTGGTGTCTGCCCTGGTGCGAGGCGAGTGGGGTGGCGCGTGGCGGGCCCTGGTGCAGATTATGAAGGGCGTCCTGCAGATCGTCGTCGGCGCGATCCGCGTGTGGTTCAACGTGGGCATCCTCGGCATCTTCAAGGGCGGCGTCGTCCGGCTGCTGACCAGCTGGCGGGGCCTGTGGACCGGCGCCCGGCAAGTCGGGTCGAGGGCCATGGCGCTGCTCGGGCGCATCATCGACGCCGGGTTCCGCGCCGTCGGCGCCATCTTCCGCGGCGCAGCTCGCATCATCGGCGGCATCTTCCGGGGCATGTTCACGCTGCTCGGGCGGCTGGCGACCGCCGGCTGGCGGGTGGTGTCGGGCATCTTCACCAGGTCGTTCACCGCGGTGCGAGGCATCGTGACCCGAGGGGTGACCGCGGTGACCGGGTTCTTCCGGGGCCTGTTCACCGCCATCGGCCGGCGCACATCTGACGGGTGGCGGAACCTGACTGGCCTGTTCCGCCGCGGCCTGGAAACCGTGCGCACCGTGACCCGGCAGGTGCTCGACAAGGTGACCGGCATCTTCGCCGGCGCGTGGCGCAGCATCAAGGCCACCGGCGACCGGCTCCGGGGGCTGCTGACTGGCACCCTGCCGCGGGCGTTCCGCAGCGGCCGTGACGCCATCGGCCGCATCTGGGACGGCCTCAAGGGCGTAGCCAAGCGGCCTGTGCAGTTCATCGTGAACACCGTCTACATGAAGGGCATCTACCGCGTTGTCGCCGCCCTGCCGGGGAAGAACCCGCTGCCGCCGCTGCACTTCAAGCGCGGCGGGCCGGTGCCCGAGCACCTTGGCACCAAGGGCAAAGACTCGGTGCCGGCGCTGCTGATGCCGAACGAGCACGTGCTGACCGCCCGCGAGGTCGCCAAGGCCGGCGGCCACAAGGTCATCGAGGCATGGCGGCGGCGCATCATCGGCGGCAGCGGCTACCACCTGAAGGAAGCGCGGGCCGAGCGGCTCGCAGCTGGCGGCCCGGTGCAACGGTTCTGGCTCGGTGGTGGTGTCAAGCCCGCCGCCGGCTCGGTCAACCGGCACGGCGACTACTCGTTCGCCCGGTGGGCCGGCGACATCAACGAACCAGGGTCGGTCGACATCGGGCACCCGGTGCGAGCCTGGAAGGCCGGCACGGTGTCGTTCGCCGGCTGGGGTGGCGGCGACTCGTACGGCAACTACATGAAGGTCAACCACGGCGACGTGACGACCTACTACGCGCACCTGTCAGCGTTCGGGAAGCGACCCGGCACCCGAGTCAGGGCCGGCGAGCGCATCGGGTCCAAGGGCGGCACCGGCAACGCCTCGGGGCCGCACCTTCACTTCGAGATCCGTGGCGGCGGGTCGGCGATCCAACGTGGCAGCAAGGGCGCCCGCGGCGGCATCGACTCAGGCAACGATGGCGGCGCGATCCGCACCCGTGTGAACACCTACGACGGCATGAGCATCGCCGACGCGGTGAGCCGGCTCAACCCCGCCAAGTGGGTCGCCGGGGTGCGCCGGTTCGGCGACTGGGGCCGGCTGATGGCCGGCGTGCCGAAGACGATGGCCGGGCAGGCGGTCAGCTACGCGAAGCGCACCATCACCCGGGCCATCGCCAAGGCATGGAAGTGGGTCACGTCGCATGTCGGTGGCGCGTTCGGTGGCGGCGCCGGCAAGACACTGAACCAGGTCACCGGCCGCCTGGTGCCGGCCATGCGCGCGGCGTACAAGTTCGCTCAGCAGACCCTCGGCATCCGCAACATCGGCGGCTACTCCTACCGGCCGAACACCGCCAACCCCTCGCAGCTGTCAGACCACGCCTACGGCAAGGCGCTAGACCTGATGGGCGCCAAACAGAACGTCGCCGACTACTTCGCGTTCGGGCCCGGCCGGCGCCGGTTCAACATCGAGAACGTCATCTACAACCGGCGAATCACCAACCCCGGGCGAGGCTGGAAGTGGGGCTACTACAGCGGCCCGAACCCGCACACCGACCACGTGCACATCGACACCTTCGACCGCGGCGGCCTGGCCCGCGGCATCGGGGTGCTGCCGAAGCGCACCATCAAGCCCGAGCGCATGCTGGACCCCCGCACCACCGTCGCGTTCGAGCGGCTGGTCGACGGGCTCACCCGGGCCCCGACGGCGGCCGCAGCCGGCGGCACCGCCCGCGCCGCCGGCGCCGCTGCCCTGACGATCACCAACTGGGAAGAGGGGCGCGGGTACATCAGGTTCCTGGCAGCTGATGAGGTCGGCGCCGACCGTGAGTTCCAAGCCGCCCGAGGAAGGGCCCGATGAGCGCGACCCCTGTCACCCTGCAGAACGCCACCGACGCGACTGTCTTTCAACAGCGGCCGTCGACCAACTACGCCGACGCGCCGGGGCTCAGGTTGCGGGCCGGCTCCGGGGCCGAGGCCCGGTCGCTGATCTACTTCGCGCGGCCGTTCCCGCTGGGCGCCACCATCCTCGACGCGACACTTCGGCTGTACGCGACGGCCGCGTGGCCGGCCCAGTCCCGCCGGATCAACGCCTACCGGTGCACGCAACGGTGGGTCGCCCCGACCGTCACCTGGAACAACCAGCCGCCGCACACCACCAGCGCCGGCGCGTCGCTGACCAAGACGACCGCGGTGGCCGCCGACGAAGTGTGGGCCATCGACGTGACCGACCACATGCAGCTGGTCGCCGACGGTACCGCCTGGTTCGGCTGGAAGCTGACCACCGACGACACGACTCTGCGCTACCTGCACTCCACGCAAGGGGAGATAAAGCCGACCCTGACGGTGACCTACGCGATGGTGCCGACCAAGCCGTCCACCCTGTCACCAGCTGGCGGGCGCGCCACCAGCCTCGCCGCGCCGCCGCTCCGGTTCGACTTCACCGACCAGGTGGCCTCCTCGAGTATCCAGGCCGCCCAGGTGCGCATCGGCACCGACGCGACGCTGACGACCGGCGTGTGGGACTCCGGGGTGGTGTACGTCGACGCTCCGCAGGTCGACCTCGCCGGGCTGATCCTGCCGAGGGTCGCCAACGGCGGTTTCGACACCGACCTGTCGGGGTGGGTCGGCGGCACGAACACCACCCTGGCCCGCACCACGAACACCGCCCTGACCAACGGTGGCAGCGCGGGCGCCGCCCAGCTGACCGCCGTCGCCGCCGGCGACATGCACCTGCAGACCAACGTCTACTACGACGTGGTGCCCGGTCAGTCGTACGCGCTGCTCGGGTCGGTCAGGACCGCCGCCACCGGTCGAACCGTCGAGGCGATAATCGACTGGCGCGACGCCGGCGGCACCATCATCAGCTCGACGGTCGGCACCGGGTCGACTGACACCACCAGCTACGCCGGCCGCACCGTGACCGGTGTCGCCCCCGTGGGCGCCGACACCGCCCGGCTCCGGTTCCGAGTCGCCGGCGCGGCCGCCGCCGAGGTCCACTACGTCGACTCGGTGAACTTCAAGAGCGGCAACCAAACGACCTTCAACGGGGTGCCGACCGGCACGACGTACTACTGGCAGGCGCGGGTGCAGGACCAGGCCGGCCTGTGGTCGCCGTACAGCGACATCGTGGCTTTCAGCCGGCAGACCAAGGCCACCACGACCATCACCAACCCGCCGGCCACCGGCCTCATCACCGAGGCGACCCCGCCGATAGCGTGGACGTTCACCGGCCAGCAGCGGGCCTTTCAGGTCATCATCACCGACGCCGCCGGCAACACTGACGCCAACAGCGGGGTCCAGGCGTCCACGGCGACCAGCTGGGCGGTGCCGGCCAAGGTGCTGCACGACGGCGAGACGTACACCGCCACGGTGCGCGTCTGGGACCAGCACGACCGAGAGAAGGTGCCCGGGGACACCCCTTGGGCCGCCGACTCTCAGACGTTCACCCTGTCTCAGTCGGCGACCGTCGCCGCGGTGACGGCGTTCACGTCGACCGACCTGTCACCGCAACCGGCCGCGCAGCTGGATTGGACCAGCGCGACGATGCCGGACTCCTACACCATCGTGCGCGACGGCCGCACCATCGAGGCCGAGCTAGAGCCGTCGCTGCTGCTGGTGTCGGGCACCGCGTACCGCTACGTCGACTGGGGCGCGAGCCCACGCCGGTCGCACACCTGGATCGTGCGGCGCGTGGTGAACGGTGTCACGTCGTCGGGCAACCCGTCGGCGGTGCGCACCCTGAACCCGCAAGGGGTATGGCTGATTGACGACGCCAACGATGTCCAGGTGCAGATACTCGGGCAGGACCCCGGCAGCTGGGAGATGCCCGAGCAAGCCGCGAACTTCGACGTGCTCGGCGCCACCCGCACCATCCGCATCACTCAAGGGTTGCAGGGGTTCCAGGGCGAGATAAGCGGCACCCTGGCCGCGTACGGCGGTCAGACGTTGGCGCAGATCGAGGCCGACTTCTACGCCATCAAGGGCCGGCCCGGGCGGCCGGTGCGGCTGGTCGTCGCCGACTTGAACCTGCCGGTCATCGTGTGGGGGCTGGTCAGCGCGCCGACGCCGGCGCCCGACCTGAACCGGGCCGTGAAGTTCAACTTCGCGCAGACCGGTGGGCTGCCTTTCAAGGTGACGCTGTGATCCCTCTGGGGCTCGACACCGCCGACCAGCGGGCCTACCTGCAGACGGTGGTCGGCAGCCACTCAATGCGCACCCTGGTGCAGCTGACGAACATGGACGGTGACCGGCTCGGTGACCTGACCGGCATGCTGATCGACGGCCAGGTCGACGTGAACCACGACTCATCGCCGACGCGCACGTGCTCCCTGTCGCTGATCGACGTGCACAACCGGCTGACGTTCGACTCCGACGCACCCGACGAGGGCGCCATCTACATGGACCGGATGGTGCGGGTGCACCGGGGCGCGCTGGTGCCTGGTGTCGGGTGGGTCGACGTGCCGGTGTTCCTCGGCCCGGTGACCAAGATGGACCGCGACGGCGACGTGGTGAACATCGAGGCCGGCGGGAAAGAGCTGCTCGCCCAAGGGGCCATCTGGAAGCCCATGACCATCAGGCGCGGCCACCGCAAGACGTGGGCGGCCCAGCACATCCTGGCGCAAGGCGCCGGCGAGACACGTTTCAGCTTCCCCGAGTCGAACCTGAAGATGCCGCACAACCTGTCGCTGTCCCGTGAGTCGACACCTTGGGCGGCCGCGTCGGCCATCGCCAACGGCATGAACCGGCACCTGTTCTACGACGGCCGCGGTGTCTGCTGGATGCGGCCGCGAGGCACGAACGTGGTGTGGACGTTCCGCGACGGTGACGGCGGCTCGGTGACCAGCACCCCGCAGATTAGCTACTCCACCGAGGACCTACGGAACATCGTGTGGGTCAAGGGCGGCGTCCCGACCGGCAAGAAGCAAGCCATCAGCGTGACCGCCACCGCCCCCCGGTCGCACCCGTTGTCGCCGTGGCGGCTCGGCCGGCACCTACGCGACGGCACCCTGGTGCCCCGGTGGCTGCTGGAAACCGTCGAGAACACCACGCTCCGCACCGCCGCCGAGGCCCGCGAGGTCGCCCGCAACAGGGTGGAGGCGTCCCTGCTGGAGTCGGTCGACGTGTCGTTCGACTCCCTGCCGCTGCCGTTTTTCGACCCGCTCGACCTGGCGCGGCTCGACACCACCGGCGCCGGCATGGTCTTCCGCATCCGGTCGTTCTCGATACCGCTGGGCGCCACCGAGGGCATGAGCGTCGGCGCGAACAAGCGGGTCAGTGTGCGGCCCCGTCGAGCTCGGAGGCCCTGATGGCCAGGAACACCGACCAGGGGTTCATCCACTCGGTGACCAGCACCCCGCACGGCAGCCGCCTGGTCACCGCCGAGGCCGCCGGGTCGACGGTGCTGAACGTCAATGACGCCGGCGACTTCGCCGAGGACGGCGGCACCCTGGTGGTCAGCACCCCCGACACTGGCGACCTGACCAAAGTGAACGAGACGGAGTACGACTACAGCACGGTCGACTACGACGCCGACACCGTGACGCTGACCAGTGGGCTAGTCGTCGCCGCCGAGGAAGGCGACTGGGTAAAGGTGGTGCCGCAAGGGTTGAGCAAGGTGGCCACCGTGGTGATAGCTGACCGCGACGAAGCGGTGCTCGCCGCGGTGCCGGTCAGCTTGACCCGCGTGGTGCCTGACGGGGTGCGCACCGAGGGCGAGCACGAGCCGGTGGTCATCGCCCTACGCGACTACGAGTGGACGATCACCGACCTGCCTGGCCGGGCCGCGGCGCTCCGATCGGTGGACTACTCGGCGGGCACGACCGGGTGGGGCCTCGACGACGACGGCGCGCAGTTCGAGAACGCCAACGTCACCGGGTCACTCGGCGTCACCGACGTGACCACCGAGTCGCTCCGGCTGGGCGACCGTGACCTGGAAACCGACGTGCTCGGCCCGCTCGCCGGTGGAGTCGTCGCGTTCGCCAACGTGGCGACCGGCACCGGCACCGCGTCCATCGCCGCGACCGAGACGGCGATGTTCGAGTTCAACGCCGGCGACCTGCTCGACGGGCACGTCTACTACATCGTCGTGCACGGGCACATGCCCGCCTCGACCGCTGGTGACGCCTTCGACTTCCGGTTGCGGTGGACCGGTGACAACACTGCCCCCGCCCTGACCTCGGGCATCATCGACGGCAGCCTGACCCGCGTGAACGTCCCCACCGTCACGTCAACCCACTTCGCCATCCACGGCATCTTCTACCTGCCGGCCGCGCCGTCGTACCCCTCCCCGTTGCGGTTGCTGCTCACCCAACAGCGGGTCGCAGGGACCGGCACCGGTTCGATCTACATGGTGAGCGCCGACCGATCCCTGCAGTTCTGGGTTTTCGACATGGGGCTCCGCGAGGAGTTGCCCGGGTCGGTCATCCAACGGTCCGGCGGCGCCGGCACCGGCACCCCGACGGCGACCTACACCAAGTCGTGGAACTCCACCGACACGATGAGCTACGACTTCGACGGGCAGATCCGCGCCGACATGACCTACGACCTGTTCCAGGGGTACGGCGGGTCGTCCGAGCACGGCAACACGAGGTCGATGGCGATGTTCGATGACGCCGCGATCCGGGCGGCGCTGGCCGGCGCGACCATCACCAAGGTCACGTGCACGTTCCGGGTGAAGTACGCCCCCTACGGGCCCCTCGATGTCAGGATCAACCAGCACAACTCCGCGGGGCCGATTAGCCCCGACCTCTACACCGGCGGCCCGGTCATCGCCAACCGCGACAACGGTGCTGTGGGCTCGACGTACACCGTGACGCTGCCGGTGTCGTTCGGCAACGCGCTGAAAGCTGGCACCGCGCGAGGGTTCGGGTTCTCAGCACCGACCACCGAGCGGCGCTACCACGGGGCGATGTACGGGTCGGTGGCCACCGTCAAGCCGAAGCTGACCATCACCTACACGAAGTGACCGCGGCCGCCCAGCTGGGCGGCTACCGTCGAGGGCATGCGCGCCAAGGACGTCAAGCTGCTCGACGCGGTGATCGACCGCATCTCCAGCAGCATCACCGCCGCCGACATGCCAGGGGTGTCCATCTCCCAGGTGAACCTGGTCATGCCCGACGGGCTGCCGGTGGTGCTGCTGTGGGAGGCCGACCCACCCGCCGACGACGGGACGGCGGCCACGACCGGCGACTGGCGCATTCAGGCGCAGTAGCCGGGCCCTCACACCCGGCCCCCGGTAGCCGGCGAAACGCTGTCAATGGATGCTTGACACCCTCCTACGGCCCGGCGTGACGGTGGGCCCCGGGCCCGGCCGGCCCCTCCGAGGCCGTAGGACGGCACACCACGGCCACCCGTGCGTACCCTGACCGCACCGACTCTGGAGGGCGACACCGTGCCGACACCGATCCCCGAGCTTGACGCCTACGACGACATCGACCCCGATGTCGACTCACTGGTGGGCGAGCCGGCCGACGCCGACCACGACCTCGACCCGGACACCTTCACCGAGGAAGAGGACGACACCCCGTGAGTAGCTACTTCCTGGCGCCGGCGCTGCTGCAGCTCCGCGACGAAGTGAACACCGCGTTTCCGCACCGCGACAAGTCATCGTGCGGCTGGATCGGTGACACGTCGCACGCCGCCCGGGTGAGCGACCATAACCCGTGCTGGTCGTGCTCGGGCCGCCTGGAAGGTGTCGTGCGGGCCCTGGACACCGACATAGACGACGGCGACCCCGGCCGCGACTTGCGCCGGCAGATTCTGAACGCCGCGGTCGGTGACCGGCGCGTGTGGTACGTCATCAGCAACGGCACCATCTACAGCCGCACCTACGGGTGGGCGGCCCGCCGCTACACCGGCAGCAACGGCCACTTCAAGCACGTGCACATCAGTCTCAGGCACGGGGTCGGGGAGTTCGACACGTCGCGCTGGTTCCCCGACATGAAGCGGCCCGGCCTGGCGCCGAGCTTGGCGCCGGCCGTCGACCTGTCGAACGTGCGCGAGCAGTTCCTTCGGGCGCTGGGCGTCGAGGCCGGCGAGGTCACCGCCCTGCCCGGGGTGGCCCGGGTGCAGCGGTCGCTGAACCAGAAGTACGGCATGACGCTGACCGTGGACGGCTACGTCGGCGAGGGCACCCTGCACGGCTACGGGGTGCACGAGGCCGCCCGCGGCATCGAGGGCCGCCCCCGGGTGCCCGACGAGAAGACCCTGCCGCCGCTGATCGGCCCGACGTACCGCATGGTCGCCTGATGCCCGCGCACCGCTACGACCAGGGCGGCGACGGGCTGCCGCGGCCGTCGCCGGAGTCGACCAGCTCGGGCGCCGACGTGGTGGCCCGCGAGCCGGTGCGCACCTACCTGTACGCCGTCGGGGTCGCCTGCCTGCTGGTGCTCAACGGCTACGGCATCGTCGCCGACGAGCGAACCGCACTCTGGGGCAACCTGCTGGCCGTCGTGTTCGTCCCAGCCGTCGAGGCTGCACGCGCCCGCGTGACGCCTGTCCGTAAGCACAGAAGGAGCACCCCGTGAGAGTCGTCCTCGGCAACCGTGACGCCGCCATCCACCCGTCACCAGCTGACCCGGTGGAGGTCGAAGTGCAGCCGCGCGCCAAGCGCGCCACCGTGTTCGATGACAACCCCGACGACGGGCACACCCTCGGGCAGCTGTTCACGTCCATCACCCACCCGACACAAGGTGTCTGGGCAAGCCACGCCGTCGAGGGGTCGAAGCCGGCATGGGTGGCCTCGGACAGCGAGGGCATGGCCGCGCTGCTCGCCGAGCACTACGGCGGCATCGAGATTCGGGAGCTCGAGGACCCCTTCGCCGACCCGGCCGCCGGCATCAAGGGCACCGACGACTCGGTGCGCGACTCACGCCGACGCGGCGGCGGCGGCGCGGGAGGGGCCAAGGGTGCGGCGGCGCTGAACCTGATGCTGCTGGCCACGGTGGCGATGCTGGCCAAGGTCCAGCCGTGGCTGAAGACCAGCTACGGAAACGACTTCCAGGCCCGGCAGATGGCCGGCGCCGCGTCGGCCACCGCGGTCGCCCGGTTCGTGGGCCTGTCAGCGAACACGACCGCGCCGGCAGCTGGCGACACCACCCTGACGGGGGAGATCGTCACCGCCGGCCTCACCCGGCAGGGCGGCACGTACGCCCACACAACCGGCGTCGCGTCGTACACGATCACCACGACGTTCACAGCTCAGGCCGCCGACGTGCCGGTGACGGTCGGCAAGCGGGGCACGTTCGAGGCGCTCGCCGGCGGCTCCCAGGTGTTCTCCACCCTCATCACGCCGACGGCGACCCTGTCCGCAGCCGGGGACACCCTGACGCTGACCGACACTGTGACGCTGTAGCGTGCGCGTCGCCCTGTCCGGTCGCAGCGCAGCGACGGCCGCGACCATCAACGCCGTCGGCGCCGCCCTGTGGAACCCGCACGCCTCGATCCGGCTCAGGGTCTACGAGATTTCGTGGGCCAAGACGGTGGCGACCGTCGACAACATGGCGCTGGTCCGCACCACCACCCGCGGCACGGTGACCACCATCGCATCGACCGTCGACAACGAAACCGACCGGGCCGCCGTCGCCCCGTCCGGTGCTGGCCTCGACGTGACGTACACCGCCCAGCCGACCATCGCATCAGCTGCCGCGCCGCTGGCCCGGTGGAACCTGCCGGCGGCCATCGGCGCGGGGTTCGTGTGGTCACTGCCCGAGGAGTGGGAGATACCGCCGGGCACGGGCCTGGCGATTATGACGCCGGTGGCGACGATCCTGCAGCCGGCCGACGTGTCGTTCCGCTGGGCCGAGTAGCCCCGGGGGGCTAGGCCATGCCCGTCATCCGGTACACCGACTACCTCGGCGTCACCCGCAACCGGCTGCCGACCTCGCCGACGGCGCTGCACTCACCGCGCACCGGCAGCCGCGAGATAGACGGCGGGCCGGGCAACCCGGTCCTGTTCGCTGACGACTTCAACCGGCCCGACCAGGCGCTGAACGCCAACGGCAACTGGATCAACGCCTCGGCCGGCACACCCATGTCCATCATCGGCGGCCAGCTGGTCGGCGGCACCACCGCGTCGCCGGCGTTCCGGTGGGCCGCCCCAACGGCCAGCGACGACCAGTTCTCCGAGGTCCAATGGCTCGGCGGCAGCTTCAACGGGCCGAACGTGCAGATGAGCAGCTACGCCGCCAACGCCGGCGCGAGCACGGTGCCGCCGTTCTACGTGTTCCGGTGGAACTCCGCGACGAACGTCGGGCTGGGCTACAAGACCGCCGGCAGCTCGACGTACACCGCCCTCACGTCGGCCACCTACACCCTGACCCCGGGCGACCTGATGCGCCTGGAGTACGTGGGCGGCATCCTGCGCTGCTACGTGAACGACGTGCTGCTGATCACCCACGACCCGGTGGCGCTCAGGATCACCGGTCAGCGGCACGTCGGCATCGGCGTGAACACCGGGTCGGCCTCGGGCCTGACCCTGTTCGACAACTGGCGCGGCGGTGACGCGGCCGCCTACGTGCCGGCGGTCCTGCCGACGGCGTACGTGGCGACCACCAGCGACGCGGCACCAGCTGCCGACACCGCGAGCGCAGCGGTCACCCCGGCGACCCCGCCGAGCACCGTGGTGTTCTTCGATGACTTCACCGGCCCGGCCGGCACCGCCCCGTCGGCGGCGTCCTGGTCGTACGACATCGGCGACCTCGGGGTGAACAACGAGCTGCAGACCTACACCAGCTCGGCGGCCAACGTGGCCACCGACGGCGCCGGGAACCTGGCCATCGTCGCCCGCTCGGACGGCGCCGGCGGCTACACCAGCGGCCGCATCCACGCCATCGGCAAGGTCGCCCAGCAGTTCGGGCGCATCGAGGCCCGGATCAAGGTGCCCAAGGGCACGGGGCTGTGGCCGGCGTTCTGGGCGATGAGCGACCCGGCGGTGTACGGCGCGTGGCCCCGCAACGGCGAAATCGACATCCTCGAATCGGTGAACGCGATGCTCACCGACACCACATCGCTGCACGGGCCGATGACCGCCGCACCGGGCACACCCTGGCACCTGAACCGCACATGGACCCCCGGCCTGGACCTCTCGGCTGACTTCCACGTGTACGCCGTCGAGTGGCAAACCAACCTCATCGCGTTCTACCTCGACGGGGGCCTGGCGCACGTGCTGACGCCGGCGGACATGCCGGCGGGGGCGACGTGGCCTTTCAACGACAAGCCGTTCTCCCCGATCCTGAACCTCGCCGTCGGTGGCGACTTCCCCGGGCAGACCGTCGACCCGGCGGCGCTGCCGGCGACCATGCTTGTCGACTACGTGCGGATCACCACCCCGCCGACTGGTGGGTTCACCGCCGCCCGCCCCAAGGTGTCGACGCTGGTTACCGCGTTCACCGACCAACGCGAGTTCGAGGGCTGGTGGGCCGCGGCCGCCCTCGCCGGCGGCGCCCTGGTGCTGCAGGTCAACAATCAGTACGGCGGCATCCTGCGCTCCGAGCGACGCTTCGACCTCACCAGCTCGCAGATGTCCGCGCAGCTGGTCGCCCCGCCCAACGTCGGCGCCGGCACCACCGAGACGCAATTCCAGGCGCTGGCCAACCCGAGCAACTACGTGGACTTCGGGTGGGTGAACGGCACCCTCTACTGCCGCGAAGTGGTCAACGGGGCCTCCGACGCGACGTACCCGGGCTACACCCCGGCGCAAGACAAGTTCCTCCGCATGCGCCACGACGGCACGAACCTCATCTGGGAGACCTCACCTGACGGCGTGACCGGGTGGGTGACGCGCCGGTCGAAGGTGCCCGTCGTGCCGCTGACGAACCTCGGGGTGCAGCTGGTCGCCGGCTACTACGGCACCGAGACGGCGCCGGGCACCGCGACGTGGGACGACCTGAACACCACCGCCGCCGCGCCGGCGCAGCTCGCCCGAGCTGCAGCTGACACCGCCTCTGCAGCTGACGCCACGACCAGGGCGACCACCCGGACCAGGGCGACCGGCGACGCGGCCGCCGCCGCCGACCAGCTGACCCGTGCGGCGACCCGGGCCAGGGCGACCCTAGACACCGCACCAGCTGCCGACACCGTGGCCACCAGCGCGGTGCCGGCCCTGGCGCAGCTGACCCGCTCGACCACCGACACCGCGGCCGCGAGCGACGCCCTGACGGCCGCACGAGACGCGGCCAGGGCGACGGTCGACACCGCAACAGCTGCCGACACCGCCACCGCCGAGGTCACCCCGGCGGCCACTGGGCCAGCGATCACCGCCGGCAACGGGTTCGAGGGCCTCGCCGACGGCACCACGATCACCCCGGCCAACAGCGGCGGCGCGTCGGGCACCGCGTTCGACGCCGCCACCATCCCGTCGTCTGGGCAGACCATCGCCGTGTCGGCGGCCAGGGCCGCGCACGGCACCCGGTCGCTGCAGATCGGCACCGGCGCGACCGCGACGACCTCGAACCTGTCATGGATGGCCGCCGTCGGTGCGCGCACCACGTTCTACCTCCGGTGGTACGCCTACTTCACGGCGCTGCCGGCGTCGTCCTCGACGTTGTGGCGGGGGCTGCTCGGCGGCACAACCGGCATGGGCATCAACCTGTCATCGGCCGGCGCGCTTCGGGCCCAGGACGCCGCCGGCGCATCATCGACGGCGACGACCGTCCCGGGCTCGATCCCGCTGAATCAGTGGTTCCGGGTCGAGGCTCGGGTCGTAGCCGGCACCGGCGGCACCGGCACCATCGAGATCCGCCGCTACGACACCGCAGACGCACCGGTCGGGTCACCGTCGGCGAGCATCACCGCCACCGGCCTGACCCTCACCGCGTCGTTCGACACGTACCGATTCGGCCTGATGACCTCCCTGGCCAACTGGGGGCCGGTGTGGATTGACGACCTCGGGGTGAACCTCACCGACTGGTGCGGCCCGGCGGTCGCCACCGGCCCGCCGGGCCCGGTGACAGTCGACGCTGACATCACCGACCTGGCACCGGCCGCCGACACCACCGCCGCGGCGGTCACGACGGCGCGAGCTGCAGCTGACACCGCGCCGGCTGCCGACACCACCGCGGCCGCGGTGACCCGCGTCCTGGCCGCGACGGTCGCCGACCCCGCTCCCGCCGTGGACGCTGCCACCCGGGTCACCACCCGAGCAAGGGCCGCCACCGACGCCACAGGAGGCGCTGACAGCGTCGCAGCGGCGTCGGCGAGGGTCAGGGCGGTCAGCGACTCCGCGGCCGGGAGCGACGCGCTGGTGGCTTCCAGTGGCCGCACACGCGCCGCCGGCGACACCGCACCGGCCGTCGACCAGCTCACCCGCGCCGAGACCCGGGCCCGCGCCGCGGTCGACACCGCGGCCGCCGCTGACCAGCTGACCCGGGCCCGGGCTGGAGCTCGGGCGGTCACCGACGCGGCCGCCGCCGGCGACGCCCTCACCACCAGGTCGGCGCGAGCCCGTACCCTCACCGACGCGGCGGGCGCCGGCGACACCACCGCATCGTCGTCGGCGCACGTCCTGACCGCGGCCGCAGCTGACACCGCGCCGGCAGCTGACACCACGACCGCCCGAGCGGCCCGCGTGCGAGCTGCAGCCGACACCGCCGCCGCTGCCGACACCACCACCAGGGGCACGACCCGGGCCCGAGCTGCCGGCGACACCGCGCCGGCGGCTGACTCGGCCACCAGGGGAGCGGCCGCCGCCCGCCCGACCACCGACACCGCCCCGACCGTCGACACCCTGACGACCAGGGCCACCCGGGCCCGGGCCCTCACCGACACCGCGCCGGCGGGCGACATCACCGCCGCCGGCGCGGCCCACCAGCTCGCCGCCACGACCACCGACACCGCGGCCGCCGTCGACCAGCTGGCCCGCACCGTGGCACGGACCCGGACGGCAGGCGACACCGCCCCGACCGTCGACACCACCGCGCGGGCCGGTTCTCGAGCCCGGGCCTCCATCGACGCCGCGCCGGCAGCTGATGCCGCCGCGCAGACCTCTACGCACGTCCTGGCCCGGGCGGCCAGCGATACCGCCGCCGCCGTCGACCAGCCGGCCAGGGCGACCAGCTCGGCGCGAGCTGCAGCCGACACGGCGCCGGCGGGCGACCAGACGGCCAGGGCGACGACCCGCGCGCGAGCCGTGGGCGACACCGCGCCGGCAGCTGACACGACCGCCCAAACCTCCGCGCACGTCCTCACCAGGGCCACCAGCGACGCCGCGGCGGCCGCCGATGCCACCGCCCGGGCCACCAGCCGCGCGCGAGCTGTCACCGACGTATCGGCTGTGACCGATACGCCGACCAGGGCCACCACCCGCGGCCGCGCGACCCTCGACGCCGCTGCAGCTGCCGACCAGCTGGCCGTCGCCGTCGCGCAGGCGCTGGCCGCGGCCGCCGCCGACACGGCACCGGCGACCGATGTCACCAGCCGCCGGGTCATGCGGGCCCGCACACCGACCGACACCGCACCAGCGGTCGACGTGACGACCAGGGCCACCACCGCCGGCAGCCTGGTCACCGACGCCGCACCGCTGGCCGACCTGGTGACGCGAGCCGCGGCGACCGCACGGGCCCAGCTCGACACCGCCCTGGCCGTCGACCTGGCCGGCGCCGTGGTCGAGGTCTACGTGCCGCCGGTGTTCATCGTCACCCGGCCTGGCCTGACCGTGACCGCGCGAGCTGGCGGCCTGACCGTCACCGCCCGAGCTGGCGGGCTGCAGCTGGTCGGCAACGGCGCCGGCCTGGTCATCGAGCAACCGGCGGCCGGCCTGGCCGTCACCGGCCACCGCACCGACGCGGGCATGGTGCCCGCCGACGCCTGACGCGAGAGGATCACACCATGCTGGAGATGAAGCGGGGCGACCTGATGCCGCCACTGACCGGTGTCATCACCGACAACGGCGAGCCGGTGAACGGGTCGACGGCGGTCCTTGCCCGGGTCATCGCCTGGCGCAACGGCGCGGCCCTGTTCAAGCGGCCGGTGGCCATCGGCGCCGACGGGGCCTGGACGATGCCGTGGGTCGAGGGTGACACCGACCAGGTGGGCGACCTGCTGGTGGAGGTCGAGGTCACCTGGCCGGGCACCCGGCCGCAGACGTTCCCCGGTGACGGCTACGAGACGGTGCGGGTGCACCAGGACCTCGGCTAGTACGTGCCTGTGAGGGCCTTGGCCAGCAGCCACACCGACCAGATGATGAAGTAGACGACCAGCGCGGCCAGGATGCACGACACCCACGCTTTCGGGGTCACGATGGCACCGGCTGCTCGGTGACGATGCCGAGCCGCTCGGCGGCCTGCAGCAGCGGCACCTGGTGGCGGTAGCTGTCCCAGAAACCGCGGCAGATGGCCCGCGGCTGCTCGGCTGACATTAGGGTGGCATGGCAGGTCAGGCCGGCGCCGGCGGCGACGTTGCGCCGCACCAGGTCGGCGAGCCGCCCGGGCTGCAGGTCCATCCGGTTGCCCGGGTGGAACACGCACGTCGGGCACTTCTCGGTGAGCACGTGCACCCGGCCGTCGCGGTACACCGGGCGAGCTGCTCGGCGGGTCACGTGACGGGCCGTAGCGGGATGACCGGTGCCGGCTCGACCGGGGTGGTGTCGAGCGACTGGACGACCGGGGACACGACATGCTGCCAAGCGGCGTCGTTCCCCTCGGCCTCGGTGAGCCCGTCGAAGCTGAACACGATGACGCGGCGACCGAACATGGCGACCTCTCGCCGGTAGTACAGCGCGTGCGGCGGCGCCACCCGCTCGGTGTCGTGCACCGGCGGCAACGGTTCGGCGACCTCGACGGCGACCACTCCGGGGTCCACGTCGAACACCTGGCCGTCGGCGGGGCCGCCGAGGAACAGGGCCCTCACGCGCCGGCCCCCGTGACCCCGGCGGCGAAGGCGCCGGCGACGATGCCCAGCGTGCGAATGACGCCGGCGGCGAACGTGGCCAGGCCGGCCGGGTCGAGCACACCCCACACCGTCAAGGCCATGACCGGCAGCCACCGCAGCGTGAACGACGCGAACATCAGCACGTCGTCGCCGTCGAGGCCGCTGGCGGCCCACTTGCGGCGCACGCCGCGCACCATGGCGGCGACGCCCTTGGCGACGACCCACAGCAGCGTCACCGGGAAGATGAGCACGGCCGGCAGGCGTAGGTCGCCGATCCGGTCGAGCCGCCCGCGCCGGTTGTAGCCGCTCACCGGGGCCGGCCCCAACCATGCCGGCCGACCGCCCGGCTCGGCGGTGCGGTCGATGCTGTGCGCGCCCGGCACGTACGCGCCGCGGTACAGCAGCCGCCCGTCGGCGTCGCGCAGCTCGTACTCGGCGCGCGGCGTCGAGCCGCCGTGGTCGATGACCTGGCGCTCGCTGATCGTGTAGCCGTCGGGCAGCTTGCGGGTCAGCGGCACGGGCCGGTGCGGCGCCATCGACGCCGGCGGCTCGAAGTCGGCTGGCAGCTGGGCCGAGCACTCGGGGTTCAGGCACAAGTGCGCGACGACCTCGCCGGCGGGGACCGCCGCGGTCGGCCTCACGCGCACCGGGTCGACCTTGGTGTGCTCACATTGGACCCTCTGGACCGGCGTCACCTTGCGGCGGGTGAAGCGGTACAGCGGCGGGGCCGCGAGCATCATGCCGCAGCCGAGCAACGCCGCGGCGGCGTACAGGACGAGCTGCAGGTACTCAGTCATCGGGGGCCTTTCGGGTGGGTGGTGGTGGTGGTGGTGAGGCCATTGTCAGGGTCGGGGCCCTCGATTCAGGATCAACAGGCTGGCGCCGGCCGCGGCGAACGTGAACCCGACGACCTCGACCAGCAACCCGACGCCGACCAGCACGAACACGTGGTCGTCGCGGTCGCTGGCGACGCCGGCCCAGTACGCGCCGGCGCTGCCGACGACCAGGCCCACCAGGGCGACGACCGCGCCGACCAGCCGGTTCACGGCTGCCGCCCGCACAACGGGCACGAGTCGCCGTCGGGCACGGTGACGGTGCCCATGCCCGGGCAATCGTGGGCGACGTGCGGCCCGTTGCAGATCGACGCCGGGCACCCGTCGGGGTCGCACCAGTCGAGCAGCTCGGCGGTCAGCGCGATGGCGCCGTCGGGCTGCAGCTCGGCGGCGACAACCTCGGCGGCGACCGGCCCCGGCGCACCGGGCACCGTCATGGTCGGGGTCTGCCCCACCAGGCCGGCGGCCGCCGACGGCGCGAACACGTCGCCTGGTGTCTCGGGGTACATCCTGAACTCAACCCGCATCCCGGGCTCCCTTCGTGGTGGTGGCCGTGGCGCGGTGCTCGACGGCGCGCACCGTCGCCGCGTACCACTTCCGGCCGCCCTGCCCGGTCGGCACGGCGCCGGCGTTCAGATCGTTGGCGATGGCCTGGTATGACTTCCCGGCGGCGCGGGCCTCGATGATGCCGGCGCGCACCGTCTCCGGGACGGTGATCGACCGGCCCAGCGCGACGCCCTGTTTCTGCAGCTCGCCGAGGGCGGCCTTCGTGCGCTCGCCGATGATGCGCCGCTCCCATTGGGCGAACACCGCCATGACGCCGGCGAGCACTTCCCCGGCGGGGCTGGTCAGGTCCACGCCCAGGTCGAGGGCCACCAGGTTCCACCCGCCCTCCCTGGCCTCGGCGGTGATCGTGGCGAAGTCCAGCAGCGACCGGGAGAGCCGGTCGAGCTTGGCGACCATCAGGGTGCCGGCGTCGCCGTCGCGCACCAGGTCGAGCGCGTCGGCGAGCTGGGGCCGGCGGGCCCGAGACTTCCCCGACGCGACATCGACACGCACGGGCTCGAGAAGCCGCCAACCGCGGCGGTCGCACTCGGCCCGGATGGTGGCCTCCTGCGCGGCGAGCCCTAGCCCGCGTTCGCCTTGTTCGTCGGTGCTGACCCTGATGTACCCGACGACGACCTCGGGGCCGACGCGGCCGGTCACAGTCGGACCTCGTAGACCTCGGCCACGGCGCCGTCGTCGCGGACCTCGAACCGGCCCGACGGCACGGCGACGGCCCCGTCGAGCGGGATCGGCTCGCCGGGCCGAATGGTTGTGAGGTCGTACCACCGGCCCTCGACCTCGGGGGGCAGGAAATCGGCGGGCAGGTCAGCGGCCGCCCGAATCACCGCGTGGTCGGCGTGATCGGCGGTCACGGCCGCCGCCACACTCTGACGCACGCGCACGGCCGAGCGACCACGACCGTCGGCGGCCGGTGCCACTCGGTGCAAGGCCCGAGCGGGTGCCACGGGTGACCGCAACCGCAGACCGCCGGGGCCTTCGGGTCGACCACGTAGACGATGACGCCCGGCGCGCGGCCGGCCCGGGCGATGGCCCGCCATAGCTCGACCTGGCGCGGCGTCACTGGTCGACCGCCGGGTTCTCGCCCTGGTCGACCCGGCCGATGTCGGTGCGCGACCGCAACGCGCGCAGCTCCATGTCGCGGCTCACCTTGTCGGCGTGCACGGTGGCGATGGCGAGGTCCCCTTCCAGCTCACCGGGCCGACCTCGGTTCGGCAGGCCGGGCCGCGACGCGCGACCGCCGGGCCCGTAGTACGCCTCGACCCAGTACGGCCGGGTCCGGTCGGGCACCCGGCGGCTCACCGTCGCACCCCCCGGGCCCGCAACAGCTCGGTCTGGTCGAACATGCCGTGCACGACGGTCCACCCGGTGATGCGTGCACCGTCACGCTCGGCCCAGTGGCGAACCTCGGCCATCCTTCGCCGGCACACGGCGAGCCGCATGGCCAGGGGCGCGGTGTCAGGGGCGAGGAACGCCTGACCTGTCCACTGATCGGTCACGGCCGAAGCTCGGAGAGGGTGAGGGTGACCAACCCGTCGACCGGCTCGGCCTCGATGACGCGGAACACGCCGGCGCCGTACACCGTGACGGCCTCATCGCCTGGCACGGCGACCAGCCGCACGATGTCGCCCACGTCGGGCGCCGCCGACACATCCCGACGCGGCGGGGTCCAGTGGTCGTCGGTGGGCGAGTCGAGCAGCGGGCCCTTCTTGCCGCCGGCGAAGTCGGACCCGCGGAAATCGTGCGGGGTCGCCGAGAAGTGCCGCAGCTTGGCGCGCTCGGCGGGTGACAAGTCAGGCGCCGGCAGACGCTTGTCGGTGCGGCGGTCGGTGAACGGCACGAACGGGTCGGTGGTGGTCACAGTGGGTCCTTTCGGCAGCGGCGGCAGTAGCGGTGCGAAGCGGTGACACGGAACGCGAGCGACCCGGCGATGGTGCTGCCACCGAAGGGCTCGACGGCATCGAACACGAGCACCGGGCGGTGACCGCGCACCCGGCACACCAGCCGGCGGATCACCACGGGCTCGGGTCGCGCGGCTCGACGGTGAGGGCCGGCACGACCAGCTGGTGCTGGTCGTCCACGTCGTCGGTGTGCCGGTAGCCGCCCTCGTAGCGGTGGCGGCCGCACTGGCGGCAGCTCGGCTCGGCGCCGTAGCCAACGGGGTCGACCTGGAAGGTGTGCGGCTCATCGTCGGCGGCGGCGTCGTCCGGCTGGGCGCCGAGGTCATCGCCGAGCGCGGCGCGCAGCACCGGGGTCGGGACAGCTGACGCCCATTCGGGTGTCTCGACCAGCGCGCGCACCCGGGCGAGTTGGGCGGCCGGCGAGGTTGGGTCGGCCGGCCCGGCGACATGGCCGGGCCACCCGGGGGCATCGACCCGGAACGACCCGACCAGGTGGCCGTGGCATGGCGGGTCGGTGTCGGGGTCATGGGCCCGCTCGCACGTCACGGCGGCGCCGTCGGCGTCGAGCCACTGCCGGCCACACAGGACCTCGGCGTCGGGGTCGGCGGCGACCTCGGCGAGCCGGCGGCATAGGGCCTCGACCACCCGGGCGAGGCCCATGGTGTTCGCGTCGGCCTCGGCGAGCCACCGGGCCAGGTTGGGGCCGGTGACCGGCTGACCCTCTCGGGTGTCGGTGTCCCATCGGGCACTCTCGGCGACCAGCGCGGCGCGGCTTTCCAGGTCGGCGAGTGAGGCACCGTCGAAGGGGGCCTCTGACGGGCCCTCTCCGGGCCTGTCGAGGGTTGGGGGTTCTGATCGGCTGACGGGCTCCATCGGCATCCTTGCAGGTCAGGAGGGGGTTTGCTATATGTGGGCCCCACGTTACACCCGCATAAACCTGACGCACAACAGCTATATGAAACCCGGCGTGTCGCCCCTCACGTAACCTCTCGGCATGGCACACGACCCCGAGCCGCGCCGGTTGAGCTGGGACGAGCCGGCGCCGAGCGACCTGTTCGATGACCTCATCGCCGGCGCCGAGGCTGACGAGGCTGCCGAGCTGGCCGAGCCCGAGCCCGACCAGTAGGGTGCCGGGCACATCGCCGTCGGCTCCCGTGACTTACGCAGCTCCGGGGGTCGGCGGCCCCTGGTGTGACATCGCCGGGAATGTTATTCGGCTCGATGCCACAGGGGCACCGTGCCATTGACGTATCTGTCCGTACGGGTGCACACTGATCGAGTGTCGGCCCCGGCCAGGGTTTCCTCCCCCGGCCTCCCTGCTGTCGGGGTCGACGCCTGTCAGGTGGTGGTCTAGCCCACCTAAACTATCGGGGCGCTGGGCTTGTGTTTCAGGGCTCCGAGGCTGACAATAGACACATGCACACCACCACCGCCCAGAACAAGGCACACCGCACCGACATCGCCTGGCACAAGAGCGCGGGCCGCAAGTTCCAGGCCGCCGGCGAGCACTTCACCAGCGAGTACCTCAACCCCTTCACCGGCCAGGCGATCCGCAAGAGCTGGCGCATGACCGGCCGCGACTGGTTCATCTTCGACGCCGCCGGCCAGGTCATCGGCCGCGCGCACTCCCTCACGTGGGCCAAGCTCGACGCGGCGGCCGCGTGATGGCCGTGCGCGTGTACGCCGACGACCGCGACGAGTCCGACACCTGCCAGGCCGGCACCGCCGGCTGCTGCATCGACCACGCCGCCGACCGCGGCAGCTGCGAGGGCTGGTGATGGCGCGCTCCACGCAAGTCATCGCCCGCCGCGGCGAAGAGAGCTGCCGCCACTGCGGCGACCGGCCCGAGGTCACCGTCACCGGGCCGACCCCGGCCGGCGAGCTGACGATCCGCACGTGCGCGATCCACGCCGGCACCTACCTGCGCGACGACCGCCTGACCGTCACCCCCGACCCTGACCGGCGCCTCGCCGTGTGCGCCTGCCGGCAGCTGGTCGGCCACAACGGCCGCGCCGCCCACCGCTGCCCGGCGGCGCTCGACCACCACCCCACCTGAAAGGGCTCGACCATGACCACCGCCACCGCCACCACCGCCGTCGCCGCCACGATTGAGCGCGAGATTCGCGCGGCCGCCTCGGGCATCATCGCCGCGGTCACCAACCGCCGCCACCACCCGACGTTCGGCTACACCAAGGCGAGCATCCGCACCCGCCTCGACCAGCTCGACGGCATGGCGTTCCTGTACGGCGTGCTCACCGACCAGGGCCTGAACCCGCTGCCCGGCCTGGTGGAGTACGCCGACCCGGCCACCACCGAGCGCGTCGCCGCGGCCCGAGCTGCCGTCGCCGGCATGTGATCAGCTCGACCGAGGGCCCCGCCGACCCGGCGGGGGCCCTTCGTCGTCGTAACGCAAGGTGCCCCCGTCGCCGCGGCCGATAGCCGCTGCTTGTGTGCGGCCACTGGGCGGACAGTGGCCCCCATGCCCGCCGTCGAGGTCACCGAGAAGCACGTCGACCAGGTGACCGCCATCGCGCGCCGGGTCGGCGAGCTGCCCGCCTGCCGACTGGCCGGCGGGGTCGATGAAGCGATCTCCCAGGCCTACGTCGTGCTGTGGGACCTCGCCCTGAGCTGGGACCCCGACCGTGGTGTCCCGTTCGAGGTCTACGTGTCCATGCACACCCGGCACCGGCTGCTGGACTGGGTGCGCCGCGAGGTCGGCCGCGCCGGCACCCCCCGGTTGAAGATCATCGCCGAGTCGGCGTGGTTCGAGGCCGTCGACCCCTACGACCCGGAGCGGGACATCGAGCTGGGCGCCGGCCCGGAGATGACCGCGTTCGCCCGCGAGACTCTCGCCGAGGTCGTCGGCGCCGCGAACGGCAACCTCTCGCGCCGGCAACGCGACGTACTGTTCGCCGAGCTGGAAGCCGCCGGCGGCATCGCCGAGGTCGCCGACGACTGGGGCATGTCGACGGCCACGGCGATGACTCACCGCTCCCAGGCCCGCCGGCGGCTACGTGAGGCCCTCACCCGCGGCCCACCCTGACCGGCGAAACGGTGTCAACGGAGCGTTGACAGCGGATCGGCGGTCACCGGTGAGCCCGGGCGATCACCCGTCCGTGACCGGTGAGGCCGTAGGAGGGGCGATAGACGAACGTGCAACCATCGCCGCGTGCCGGGCCTGATGCTCGGCCAGCGCGATGTCGTCGGGCTTGGCGTTCCAGTCATCGAGGAACGCGCGCAACACCTCCGAGAGCCCGTCGGCGATGCGCAACCGCTGCGCCTTGTCGATGGCCGGCGACCATAGGTAGCCCTCCGCGCGGAACTGGCGGTGCCTGGTGCCGGTCTGACTCATGGCCGGAATCCTCCCATGATCGTGTCGTCGGCGGCGGCTGCACGAGTCACGACGATGGGATGGTCGGTGGCGGCGTCGACCTGGCGGCTGTCATCGACCACCGTCCTCGAGAAACGGGTGCCCGGCGAGCCGGTGATCCAGTCGATACCGCGGTACGCCCAGCTGGTCGCCGACACCATGCCGGCAGCTCGGGCGCGGCGGCCGAACTCGGCCTTCTCGTTCATGTCGCCGACCAGGTACACCGGGTCGCCGTAGCCGGCGAGCTGACGCACCGCCCGGAGCTCGATGGCCAGGGCCTCACGCCGCCACCGGTCCTGGTTCCCTCGGTGGGTTTTGCTCGACGGGTTGTGCACCGAGAGGAACCACGACGCCCGGCCTGCCCGGTCGACCAGCCGCACCGCCGGCATGTCGCGGCCGTGCCCACCGAAGTACGGCACCCGCACCAGCCTGGTCGCCACCCCGTCGGCGAGGGTGAACGCCGCCCGTCGCCACGCGACCTGATTGTCACCGCTCCCCCACCTGGCGAACGCGCCGCCGGTGAGCTTGTCGAACGCCCGCACCTGGCGGCCTTGCGCTTCCTGCAGGCCGATCACGTCGACCCGGTGCCGGGCGATCACGTCGACGGCGTGCACGATGCGCCGGTCAGCTGACGCCGCGCCGGTGTGCGAGGCGCCGCGAATGTTGAAGGTGGCCAGGGCGAACGAGTCGCCGCCGGCGATGGTCGACCACGACGCCGGCAACGTGCCGACGCTGCTGGCGCGGCCGACCTTGCGGGCGAGCCACCTGGTCGGGTCCACCCCGTCGGCGTAGATGCTGCCGTTGCGCGGGTGAACCTCGAAGTGCAGATGGCACCCGGTGGCGTTCCCCTCGGCGCCGACCTCGCCGAGCTGCTGCCCGGCGCGCACCGTCTGCCCGTCGGTCACGTCGAGGGCTTGCATGTGGGCGTACCACGTGGTCAGCGACGCCGGCCCTGTCTCGACCTTCACCAGCCACCGGCCCGCCCAGCTCGCCGACGTGTCGACCCGCACGGTGCCGGCCGTGGCGGCGACCACCGGGGTGCCGCATGACGCCGAGAAGTCGGTGCCGGTGTGCTCACGTGCCCACCGTGACCCCGACCGGCCGTAGTTGCGTCGGTCGGTGGCAGCCACCGGCGCGACCACCGAGAGCGACCCGCCGCTGCTGCAGCTGGGCGCCGGCGCCGCGGCGCGCGGCGCCTGGTCGTGGAAGTCGATGTGCACGTGGTCGTAGTGCGGTGACCCGCCGGGCGGCACGTCGTAGTCGTGCAGGCCGCGGCCGCGGTTGAAGATCCGCATGCTGTAGATCACGTTGTCGGCGCCGCTGGTGGTGTAGCCCGGCCCCGCGAAGTAGTCGAAGATGGCGCGGCCCTGGTCGGCGTCGGTGGGGAACACGTCGATGGCGAGCCCGTCGGCATGCTTGGACCGGCGGCCGGTGCTGCCGATGTTCCGGTCGGCGTACCCGTCGATGCGCACGTCGCCCCAACGTGACCGCACCAGGTCAGCGGCGGCGGCCGCCACAGGCCGGAGGCCGTTCGGTGTCGAGCTGGTCGCCGACGCCGGGGTGACGGTGCCGGCGGGGTCGCCGGCGACGGTGAGCCGGTCGATGGCTGCGCGGGCCTCGGCTAGATGCGCCCGGTAGTCACCGTTGCGCCATGTCGTCCACGGGTCCCAACCCTCGGCGGTCCAGAGCTTGTGCGCGGCGGCCGCGTTGTCGCCCAGGTCGTCCCACCTGGTGCCAGGTGGGAACAGGCCGGCGTGCATCGGCAGCATCATCTGCATCAGGCCCGACGCGCCGGATGGGTTGCGGGCCCGACGCTTGTAGCGGGACTCCGCGCCGCCGATGGCCAGGGCGGTCACCGCGTCATCGCCGGCCCACCCGGCCCGGAGGATGGCGCGAGCTGCCGGGTCGATGCCGTCGGCGTCGGCGGCAGCTGCAGCGGGCAAGACCGTGGTCGGGCACGGGTCGCACGCGCCGGCCGGCAGCACACCAGGCGCCGGGTCGGGCTCGGGCTCGACCGGTGCGGCGGCACCCTTCGCTGCAGCGGTGAACACCCCGACCAGGCGGCCGGCCTCGCGGTAGCCGTCGTTCACCGCGCGGGTCACCCCGGCCACCGACGGCGGCCCAGCCTCAAGGTCACGGAACACCGCGCCGGCCTTCGCCGCGACACCGGTGGCGCCGCCGGCCGGCTTCCCGTCGGGTGCAGCCTGAGACACCCCGCCGGCGCTGCAGCTGATGAACGGCACCCCGTCGAGGTCGCCGTCGTAGAACTGCGGCAGCACCATCAGCAGCATCCCGCCGGCGATGAGCAGCCGAGCCCACATCGGTGTGCTGGTCTTGCGCACCACGATGGTGCGCGTCACCACCCGGTCAGGCATCGAGCTTCTCGCGGGACTCCTCGGCCTCGGCCTGCCGGCGGCGGCGAGCTGCCGGCAGCTCGATGCGCCGGTGGGCGTTGCGGCCGTTGTGGACCTTGTTGTAGATCGGGTTCTCCGTCTCGATGGCCCGCTTCTCGGCGGCCTCGGCGAGCTTGCGGGTGTCGAACCATTCGACGGTGCGCTGCACGTCGCCCTCCATGAACTCGCGGAGCGCGGCGGTGTGCTGGGACTCGCGGCGCAGAATGTCGAAGCTGATGCCGATGTAGCCCGGCCGGTCGACCTCGGGGTTCGCGTCGGCGTGGAACCAGCGGTACAGGGCGGTGCGCCTCGGCGCGGTGTCACGCACGGCCCGCTCGGAGCGGGCGTCGGTGGCTTCCTGGTGTGCGCGCTCGACGTTGCGCGGCAGCTCGCCGCGGGCGATGAGCTTCACTTCGGCGTCGGTGACCTCCGCGGCCCGGAACTTCGCCGGCCGGCGCTCACCCTCGGCGTCTGACCAGCCGACGCCGGGCTCCTGGACCTCTGAGCACAGGGCGCCCTTGGATTCGGCGTACCCGCCGAGCACCGCGTCGGTGGTCTGCGGCGCGTCGGTCGCCACGCAAATGCGCTGCGGGATGAACGACCTGACCCGGCCGAGCACGTCGAGCTGGGCGGCCTGAGTGTTCATCCACACCACGTACCAAGCCGCGGCGCCCATGTAGGCGATGCGGCCCAGCGGGCTGTCCTGGCCCTTGGTCAAGATGGCCTGGAGCGCGACGGTCTCATCGAGCAGCACCACCACGAGCGGGTACTTCTCCGAGGCCTTCTCGAGCTTGCGCACCCCGTCGAGCTTCATGTGATGCTTGCGGGCCTTCATCGCCTTCTCGGCGTGGCCGATCATCTCGATGGTGGCCGCCACCGTCGGCGCGTACTCCCGAACCGTGATGAGCCGGTGCAGCGGCAGGACGTTGCCCTTGGCCGCCTCGGCCTCACGCATCGCCCGCTCGAACTCCTGCAGCTCCAACCCTTCCTTGGGGTCGCTGACGTAAATCTCGACGGGCAACCCCTGCCGGATGCAATCGGCGAGCAGGGCCCAGCAGATGTTCGACTTCCCCATGCGGGTCAGGCCGCCGATCAGCACCGACTGGTTCGCGATGATGGTGGCCGGTGTGCCGTCCTGCCTGATGCCGTAGGCCAGGCGCGTGTCGCCCCTGGACCCGAGCGACGCCGGCGGCATGGCGGCCAGCGGCAGCACCCGTCCGATCGGGTCACGGAAGTGGAACGCGAACCTCCCGACGCCCGAGCCCGTCGGCGTGACGGTGACCTCGGCGCACCCGATGACTTCCTTCAGGAACTCGGTCTTGGCCTGGAACTTGAATACCGGGACGCCGACCTCGCCGCACCTGACCTCGGCCGTGAATGACCCGTGGCCGTTCCCTCGCAACCGGCGCAACGCGGGAGGGCCGGTCCGCTTGGCTGTCAGCTCGGCCGCCTCGCATGCCAGCGGCCACTGAGCCCGGATCACGTGCTTCTGCTGGGCGTCTTCCCATAGCTCCCGCGGGGTGGGCGCGGCGCCTTCGGCGCCGCGACACCGCCACGCTACCCATGCTGTCAACCCCATGACCACCAGAACCGCGGCCCGGATGACCGCCCCCTGAAAGCCGAACCGGCTCCACGCCCACAGGAACGCGACCGTCACCGCGGTCACCCGGTAGTGACGGATGCACCACCGGGCCAGGCGGCCGGTGTGGTACATCCCGAACGGCATCGGGAACTCATCTACCAGGCGTGTGCCCGAGCCGAAGGTTCGGTGCCTGATGTTCCTCACGGTGTCAGGTCGACGGGACATGCGCGCTCACCTTCGGGGCTGGGACGGTCGGGTGGGGGGTGTGGGGGGAGGGGTCGAGCCGGCCGGTCATCGCTGGCAGCCGTGGCCCCATGCGCACAGGTAGCGGCGCCGGAAGATGCCTTGCACGGTGTTCGTGGTGCGGCGCTTGCACGCCCAGCAGTAGCCGCGGCGGGTGCGCTTGGTGGTGGTAGTGGCCATGCCGGTCAGGCCCAGCCGCCGAGGCTGTAGGTGGGCGCCTTCTTCTTCGCCGGTGCGCGCTTGGCGGCCGGCTTCCTGGTGGTCGGCTTCCTGGCGGCGGGCGGCTTCTTGCCCTTGCGGGCCCGGTCGGCGGCGATGCGCGCGGCGTGGGCCTTGGTGACGGTGCCCTTCGGTGTGCGGCACGGCTGGTAGGGCCGAGCGTGGCACGTGGTGCACCGGTTGGGTCGGCGGCTGTCAAGCCCGAGCTTGAACGCCTTGCCGCCGGCTCGGGCCTTGCGTGCGCCGGCGCGGGCCTTGCGTGCGCCCTTGGCTGCGCCGAACAGCGGCGAGGTCACCAGGCCGCGTTTCCCGAACAGGGTGAACGTCTGGCCCTTGCGTGCCATCAGCGGCCGCCGGCGATCACGCCGCCGCGGGGTGCGGCCTGGCGCTGCTGGCTCCGGGGTGCCGGCCTGGCCGCCGCCCCCCGGTTGGAGCCGCCGCCTCGGTTGGCGGTCGGCTTCTGCGCCATGCCGCTGCGGTCGGCGGCGGTGCGGGCTGCCTGGAACCCGCTGGTGGCCTCATCGAACCCGCCGAGCACGGCGCCGGCGGTGATGCCGATGGTGCCCATGCTGTTCCCTGCGATCCTGGCGGCCGCCGGGGCCCCCGCGACGAGGCCGACGGCGGCCACGATCCCGAGTAGCCACGTGACGACGACCGCTGCTGCGTGCTGCATTCGCGTCTCCCTGGAGTGGTGTCGAGCGCACGGGCTGTCCGTACGCCTGTCCGCACGGTAGCACCGGTCTAGGCCACCTGTCCGTGGGTCGATGGTTGCGGGGGCTGGACAAAGGGGCTACGTTTGGGCACCATGAGGCACCAGGAGCAACCAACAGGCATCAGGAGGAACCAGTGACGGCCACAGATGACACGCCCGACGCCGGCGGCGATGGCGCCATGATGACCAGCACCCAAGCCGCCGAGCAGCTCGGCGTGTCGGTGATGACGCTGCGCCGGTACGTCGAGGCCGGCGAGCTGCGCGCGTCACGCATCGGCCCGAAGAAGCTGATCCGCATCCGGCCGGCCGACCTGGCCGCCTACGTCGAGGCGAACCAGACCCCGACACCGGCCGCGCCGGCCTCGCCGGCCTCGGCCTGACCCCCGTCGACCACGACCACCACCACCCGCGAAGAGGCGACGATGACCACCACGAGCACCACCACCCGCGGCCTGTTCGGCCTCGGCATGTACCCACACACCCACCAGCTGAAAGCCGTGCCGGTGCCCGCCGACGCGACGCTGACGTTCGACTCGGCGAGCCCGTGGGAGTACCGGATCACCACGACCGCCGCACCGGGCCGCGTGTGGCCCGCCGAGCGGTCACTGATGAAAGCCGCCCTGGCCGCCACCGGTCGAGCGTGGGGCGCCGGCGACGTGCGCATGGCTTGCATGCCCGGCTCGGCGCACGTGTGGATGCGGCTGGCCACCGACCCCGGCCGCCCCGATGAGGCCACCGACGGCTACCTGACGATCAAGCGTGCCGCGGTCGTGGCGTTCATCCAGGCGGTCGACGCGCTGCACGGCACCACCCCGGTGTACGACGTGGGTCCCGACATCGAGCAGCTGCGCGACACCGCCTCGGCGGGTGCGCGATGACCGACGACGTGCTGACCGAGCCGCTGCCGCTGGGCCCGGAGTTCGAGCCGCCGACCGAGGTCACCCGGCGCATCAGCGACGCCGCCGTCGAGGTCGTCACCGCCGAGTACCGCACCGATGCGTGGTACGCCGCCCGGCGGGCGTCGGTGTCAGCGTCGGAGGTCGCCGCCATCTGCAACGTGCCGGGCGCCTACGACTCGGCGTTCAACCTGTGGTGGTCCAAGCGCACCGGCGAGGGCGGCAGCGACGACACCAAGGAAACCCGCCGCGGCCGCCGCGTCGAGCCGTTGGTGCTGGAGGACTTCGCCGACGACTACCCGGGCCTGACGTTGCGGTCGGGGCTGGGCCTGGTGCGCAACGTCGACCAGCCGTGGATGGTCGCCACCCCCGACGCCATCGCCTACGACGGGTTCACCGGCGGCCGTCGAGCCGGCGAGGGGTACGCCGTCGGCGCCGACGACTGGGCGGCGAGCCTCGACCCGGTGGCGACCATCGAGGCCAAGACCGCCGGCGGCCCCGAGGGTTGGGGCGAGCGCGGCACCGACGCGATCCCGGTGCACTACCGAGCACAGGCCCTCTGGCAGATGGCCGTGCTCGGTGTCGACCTGGCCTACGTGCCGGTGTGGATCGGGTTCGACTATCGGCTGTACGTCATCGAGCGCGACACCGACGCCCAGCTGGACATCGAGTGGATGGCCGAGCGGGCCGCGGCGTTCCTCGACACCCTCGACGCTGGCCTGCCGCCCGACCTCGACGGGCACGACGCGACGACGCGCCGGCTGCGGCAGCTGCACGAGAAGCTAGACGACACCACCGCCGAGCTGGACCCGCACGTGGTCGCCCAGTTCCAGGCCGCCCGCCGGTTGCGCGACGCGGCCAGCGACCGCATGGACCTGGCCCTGAACCGGATGCGCGCCGACCTCGGCCGCGCCGCCATCGGCAACGTCGGCGGCCGCAAGGTGGTGTCCCGGTCGGTGTACGACGTGCCGGCCCGCACCCAAGAGGTCAAGGCGTTCACCGTCGACAAGCTCAACGTTTCCAAGCCCCGCACCACCACCACTAGGAAGAGGGTTCGCCCATGAGCAACACCACCACCAGGCCCGGCCGCGACAACGTGCGAGGGTCGGCCCCGGCCGGCTCGGTCCGCGGCGAGGTCGCCAAGCGGGAGACCGATTACCAGTCGGTCGTCGTGGCCCGGCAGTATCAGGCCAAGTTCGCCGAGGTCCTGCCCGAGCACATCGCCGCGCCGGCGTTCGTCGGTGCCGCCATCGGCGCGCTACGCAAGGACCCCGACTTGCTGCAGGCCGCCGAGAACTCGCCGGCGGCGCTGGTCGTGGCGATGATGCACTGCGCGTCGCTGGGGCACGTGCCCGGCGGCAAGGACTACTACCTGACCCCCCGGTGGAACGGCAAGACCAAGCGGCTCGAAATCGTGGGGATGGAGGGCTACCAGGGTGTCATCGAGCGCATGTACCGCTCGGGTGCGGTCGCCGCGGTCAAGGTGCGCGAGGTCTGCGTCGGCGACAAGTTCCGGTTCGTTGAGGGCGAAATGAGCCGGCCGGTGCACGAGGTCGACTGGTTCGCCGACGACGACCGGCACTCCCCCGACGCGATCATCGGGGTGTATGCCTACGCGGAGCTCACCACCGGCGCCACGTCGCGGGTGGTGGTGCTCAACCGCCGCGACATCGAGCGGGCGAAGCAGCAGTCCGACCTCGGCAAGCAAGACAAGGGCCCGTGGCGGGACAACTACCGGGCCATGGTGCTCAAGACAGGCGCGCACCGGCTGGAGCCGTGGGTGCCGACCAGCGCGGAGTACCGCCGCGAGCAGCTGCGCGCCGAGGCCGCGGCCGCCGAGGCTGTGCCCGAGGCGCCGGCAGCTGGCGGGTCGGTCGACCAGGCGCCGGCCGGCCCACCGCCCGGGGTCGACCCGGGCACCGGCGAGGTCACCGGCGACGATGGTGTCATCGACGGCGTGGTCGTGTCCGACACGGCGGTGAACCAGTGACGACCGCCAAGGGCAAGGGCCCCGACGACCGGGGCGAGGCGACCACGCCGGCGCCGACGCCGGTGCCTGACCCGGGGCCCGGCCGCGCGCTGATGGTGTGCAAGGTGTGCCAGCGCGACGAGAACCAGGTGCCCGGCACGTGGGTCGATGCCGACCTGTGCGGCGAGTGTGGGGCCCCGCCGGCCCCACCGAACCGGTCGGTGACCCGGGCCCACATTGACGACCACCCCGAGCCCGGCCGCGAGGCCCGGGTGCGGGTGTCGTGCCCGACGTGCGGCCAGACCAACGTCGTGCGGGTGGTCATCCCCGCCGACCAGCTGCAGGCGCCGGCGCCGGGGTCGCTGCTCGAATGACCCCCGTCGAGCTGGCCGACTGGAACGCGCGCAACCCGCGCGGCACCGTCGTGGTCGCCTGGCCCGGCGGCCGCCTCGACGGTGCGGCGCTGCACACCCGCACCAGGTCGGCGGCGTGGATCGACCTGGACACGGTGCCGCGGGTGGCGGTCAAGGGTTACCCCGGTGGTGTGCCCCTGGCCGATGTCGACGTGCTCGACGGCGATGTCGACGTGCTGAACGGGGTACGCCGGCACGTCGTGCCGGCCGGGTACGCCGGCGGCGACAGTGGCACGGTCGTCGTGGTTCGGCTCGATGACGTCCGGGCCGCCCTGCAGCGACTGATGGGCGACGACGACACCGGGCCGCCGAGAGGGTGATGCCGTGGCGAAGCGGGAGCCACCCGACGACGCCGACACGAGGCCGATCCCTCGACCTGACCAGTACCTCCAAGGGCCCGACCTCCGCTCGATGCGGTTGAAGGTGTGCGAGTGGGCAAGGCCGGCCGACGCCGGCCGAGGCGACCCGGGCTACCCGGCCCGGGTCGCCGACGCCGCCGAGCTGCTCGACCAGCTGGGGCTGCACGGCACACCACCACCGCCTGACCCCCGGACCCGCGATGCGTGGGGCCGGGCCCGATCACTGGAAGCCAAACGCAACACAAGCCGCACCGCGGCGGCCCGCAAACGGCGGGTCACCGACGACAAGGAGGTATGAGCTGTGGGAGACATCGGAACACCACGCCGCACCATCGAGGCCCCCGAGCCGGTGATCGAACCGGTGACCGAGCCGACCAGACGCGAGGACGCACCCGAGAGGCTCGAGCCCGCCCTGGACCCGCAACGGCCTGTCCCGGCGCCGGCGCCATGACCGGGCCGCACCCGCCGATCCGGCCGGCGCTGCACGCTGAGTTCTCCAAGGCGACGGCCTACGAGCCGGTGGCCGCGGCGCTGGTGGGGTTCCGCGCGTTCCTCATCGGCACCGACCCCGACGTGCCGGCCGAGCCGCTCGGCGCGGTCACGCCGGTGCATGCGTTGCGCGGCACCGCCGGCCCCGAGGGTGTGCTGCACGGCATCCACCAGTCGGCCTACCGGTGGGGCCCGGGCGCGAACGAGGCCATCTGCTTCGCCCGGCCGCTCGGCCTACCCGGCCCGGTGACGCCGCACGCCGACGTGATGCCGGTGGACTGTGGGTGCGGCCTGTGGGCCTACACCGGCGGTGATCACGTCATGTCGGTGCAGTGGCCGACGGTGCTCGGGGTGGTCGTCGGGTGGGGCCGCATGGTCGTCGGCCCGTCGGGGTTCCGGGCCCAGTACGCGCGGATCGTGGGGTTGGCGTTCCCCGACGCCGGCGTGCCCGTCGTCGGTGACCGGCTGACCCTCGACACCAACGCCGGCCGGTTGGCCGACGCGACCGAGGCGATGCGCCGCGGCCTGGCGGTGGCCGCGCACGGCATCGGTGTGCAGCTGGGCAACGTCGGCCGGGCGATGCGTCACGAGCCGCTGCTGCCGGTCCCCAAGCCGGCTCCGCCGGCGCCGCCGGTGCGAGCTGCCCGAGCTTGGGAAGCGGTGCCCGAGCACCTGCAGCAACGGGTCGCCGAGCTGTACCCCGAGGTCGACGTGTTCGGCACCGTGGCCGAGCTGCAGACCGCCTACCCCCTGACCGACCTGACCCCCTACCTGACAGGCGACGACGATGCCGAACAGTGACGACTACGACGACGACATGCCCGAGCGCGAGCTGCTCACCGACGAGCCGACGCCGGCGTGGATGCGCACCAGCGGCGAGCGCGACCCCGGCCCGTACGACTTCGCCCGCGAGCGGCGCGAGGCCCTCGAAGCCGACGAGCCCTACCAGCTGGTGAAGATCGGCGGCCAGCTGTACGACGCCAACGATGTGCCCGACCGCTCGGACCTCCTGTGGTGACCGCGGGCGGCTACGGCTGGGCCGACGTGGTGTCCGCCGTCGCCGACATCAGCATCGACCACGTGCACGACTGGCGGCCGCCGCCCGAGTGGTCCGCGCGCGAGACTAGCTTCCGCGTCTGCACGAGCTGCCAGGCCACCGGGTTCGCCGAGTACGTGCCGACGCGCCCGACCGTCGAAGCCTCACCAGGTGGTGACCCGACCGGTGCTAACGTCACGGGCGCTTGACTTGTTTGTACCAGGGGTCGACTCTGGGCCGAGTCAGACCAACGTAGACCGGGGTCGGTGGTTCGTTGTGGAGCTGCAGCGCGCGAGGGCAGGGCCCCCGCGCACCGTCGCCCATGCGACGCCCGCCTGCCCCCCCTCGGGAGGGGAGCGCCATGGCCCGTGACCACAGTCGCATCTTCGTGTCCATCTGGACCGACCCTGCGTTCCTGGCCCTCGACCGCGACGCGCAACGCATGTACCTGGTGCTGCTGAGTCAACCCCGGTTGAGCTACTGCGGGGTGCTCGACTACGTGCCGGCGCGGCTGGCGCGGCTGGCCGCTGACGAGGACGAGGCATCGGTCGACCATGCTGTCAAGCTGCTCGAACCTGACCGGTTCGTCGTGGTCGACCGGTCGACTCAAGAGCTGCTGATTCGGTCGTTCGTGCGCCGCGACGGCCTGCTGAAAACCCCGAACGTGACGAAAGCGATGGTCACCGCGCGGGCCCTGGTGATGAGTGAGCAGCTGCGCGATGTCATCGACGCCGAGCTGGCCCGGGCCTACCAGGAAGATCCGACGATGGCCGGGTGGGCCGGGTCGGGGTCGCAACCTGGTGGCCTGCTGGTCGCTGATGTCGAGCTGTACGCCAAGGTCATCGAGGGGTCGGCGAACGGCTCACTCAACGGTTCGGGGGCGACCGCATGAGGGGTTACTTTAGGGGTTCGGCGAAGGGTTCCGGCAAGGGTTGCGCGAGCCCCTCGGGCAAGGGTCGGCGCAACCGTTCGGCGAACCCTAGGGCAACTCCTTACTCCTTACTCCTTACTCCTAACTCCTCTCTCCCTGTGGTTGCGTTAACCAATCCAATCAAGTCTGTAACGTGCGAGGTTTTTTTTGGATTGGAGACGACGAAATGCTGACCGAAGTGCAAATCGCTCGGCTCGCCGCGGCCGTGTCGCACCTGCGACCCGAGTGGCCGCAAGCGTCGCTCCACTCGTTCATCAGCAGGAACCTCGCCGGCTACACGGTCCGCGACGCTGCGGTGATGCTCACGTGGGTGGCCGTCGACCCCGACACCGAGACGCCGGCCCGGATGCTTGAGGCCGGCCCGTGGCGGCAGACCGCGACGCTGAACGCCGCCCCTGGCACCAGGTCGCCGCACGACCGGCAGCGCACGTGCTCGGTGTGCGCGCTCGCCGAGGTCGACTGCCGCTCGAAGTGGTCGACTGACCACCCGTTCGTGTCGGTGGCCGAGGCCCGCGCCGTCGCCCTGGCCGACCGCCGGCGAGCTGTCGACGCCGCGGCCGCTGCCCGAGCTGCGCTGCGACCGGTGCCGGCCGAGCTGTCCCCTGAGCCCGTCGGCGGCGGTGAGCCCGACGCCCCCGCGTGCGTACCCCCCGCCGCGGGCGAGCCCCCGTCGAGCCCCGCCGTCGGCGGCCCCGCCGAGCCCGCCGAGGCCGGCCGATGAGCACCCGCCTGGAGCAGCTGTACGCCCTACGCCGCAAGGTGGCCCGGGCGATCATCGCCGAGGAAGCCAAGGAACGCCGCTACCGGCCGGCGCCAACCGTCACCGCCACCGACTCGGAGATTCGGGACTGGGCCCGAGCCGAGGGCATCGACGTGAACCCCCGCGGCCGGCTGCGCGAGGAAGTGCGCGCCGCCTACGTCGAGGCCCACCGCGACCCGCTGCTGGGGTTCGACGCGACCAGGCGGCAGGCCCATGGTTGACCCCCGGCACGTCACCGCCGCCGCGAACCACCACCCCGCGACGCCCGCCCGGGACACCGCCGGCCTGATCGACCAGCTGCAGCTGGTCGACGCCCAGCTGCGCGAGCTGGTCGCCGCCACGTTCGCCCGGTGGGACACCGCCGGGCCCGGCGCGGCCTACCACGCCCTCGATGTGAACGGCCGGCCGGTGCTCGCCGACATACTGGCCGCCCGAGCCACCACCCTCGCCGCCCTCGCCACCCTCACCACCACCGGAAGGAACCACCCGTGACCGACCTACGCGACCAGCTGCGCGAGCCGTTGCACGCGGCCATCAGCAACGCCTACTACGACGCCCGCAACAGCGGCCGCACCATGACCGACGCGGCCGACGCCGCCACCGACGCGGCGACCGACGTGGTGCTGGCCATCGTCGCCGCCGACGTACCCCTGGACCTGGCCGCCGCCGCGAGGTCGTATCTCGAGGATGCCGACCCGGCCCGCTACCGGCCTAGCCCGCCTCGCCCGGTGCTGCTGCTCGGCGGCGCCGAGCGGGTGTGGGAAGCCCTGACCGGCATGACCGGCGACGCCGGCCGCGAACTGGCCGCCAAGATCGTCGCCCAGCAGGAAGCCGGAGGGTTCGCCCTCCCGGCCTCGGACAACGCCGGCGGGCCAGGTGTCGGGGCCGACCCGGCGCGGCTGGACGCTGCCAACGCCGCATTGACAGCAGAATCGCTCCCAGCTGAGGGCCCGGCATGAGCCGCGAGCGGGTGTCTGTGTGCGCCACATGCCACGGCTCGATTACGTGGGGCCGCACCGTCCCCGGCGGCCGCCCGATGCCGCTGGACCTGCCGGTGTACGCCCAGGACGACACCGCCGCGACGTGCGCGGTGTACGCCGATGCCACCGGCCGGCTGAACGTGCGCGTGCTCAAGGACGGCGAGCAACCCGAGCCGTTCGAGCGGCGACGCATGACGCACTTCGCCACGTGCGCGGCCAGGGTCGAGGCCGCCAAGGCCCGCCGCGGTGAGGTCGAGAACGTCATCCCGTTCCCGACCCGGGCCGAGAGGGCGAAGCGATGATGTGCAAACACTGCGGGATCGAGGTCGCGCCGATGCCGGCGCCGGGGTCGTGGAAGCATGTCGCCACGAACCTCGGTCGATGCCAGGACCCGGCCGTCGAGTACGGCCACCTGGCCGAGCCGGTCGGTGTGCCGTGCCGGGCCGACGGGCCGAACCCGTGCCTCGGGTCGGTGGTGAGCTGATGGCCACCGTGCTGCCGGCGTCGGTGCTCGCCGACATCGACCGGGCCCTAGCCTCACCGTCGCCACGGGCGGCCGTCGCCGCGACGCTGCAACGGCTCGCCGATGGCGCCTACGCCGACGGGGTGCGCGAGGGCGGCGAGCGCGCCGCGGCGGTCATCTACGACGCGCTGATGCCCGAGCACCGGGCCGCGTTCGCGGCGGTCCAGGCGCACATGGCCCGCGTGCGGAACATCGCGCTGTGACCACCGCGCTGCTGATGGTCGCCGGCCTGGTCGCCGTCGTCGCCGCGTTCGCGCTGGTCGCCCCCTGGCAGCACCGGCACCGCGACGACGACTGGCAGGCCCGCGGCGCGTGGCGGTACGACGAGTGCAGCTGCGGCGCCCGCCGGGTGCGGCGCCTCTACAGCAACTTCATGTCCCCGGTCGAGGGTGACTGGCCGCGGCCGGTCGACCGGCACGGCATGCCGGTGCACGACACCGGCTGGCAGCGGCCGGCCGGCGACCACGACTGGCGACCGGTCTAGACCGCGGCACGCCGGAAACGTGAGGGGCGCTAGACTGGCGATATGACCACCACCAAGAGCACCGCCACCAGCACCCCGACCACCGCGACCCTCACCGCCGCCGAGGCGTTCGTCCAGGCATGCCGCGCCGGCGGCTACCAGGCCCGCATCGTCACCACCGCGGAGTTCCCCGAGTTCACCGAGCGGCCCGGCGCCCGCCGCACCGACGCCGGCGACGAGTACGTGCACACCTACGACGACGAGCCGTGCGACCTGCCCGGCGACCGCGCCGACGACGAGCACATCTGCGGCCACGGGTTCGGGGTGAGGCTGGCATGAGCCGCCGCGCGCGGCCGACCCGCGCCGAGATAGCGGCCGCCTTCAACGCCCGGTGCACGTTCGGCTGCCCGAGCTGCAGCCGAGCGTGCACGTTCGCCGGCGGGTACAACCATCGGTTCGACTGCTGCGGCGAGGTCGTCGCCCACGTCATGGAGAACCTGGTGCGCCGCGTCTCGGGGGTGCCGGCGTACGCCGTCGGTGTCTCGACCACCACCAGGCCGCCGTCGTGAGGGTCTGGGACATCGAGCGCGACTGTGGTCACACCACCCGGCACGACCACGTGCCGACGGTGCCTGACTACCCGTGCCCGTCCGGTTGCGTCGAGGACGAGCTGCCCGTGCAGCTGCTGGTTCAAGCCCGAGCCCGACCCCGACCCCGAGCCGGCACCGGAGCTGCCGGCCGTCGACCCCGAGCCGACGACGCCACCGCCGGCCAAGGTCGAGCGGGCCCCCGTGCGACCCGCGGCCCGCCGCCCGCCCCCGACACCGCCGCGCGGCCGCGCACCCGCCGGCCCGCTGACCCGAGTCGACCCCGAAGCCCTGGCGGCCTTCAACCGCGGCACCGAGCGAGCCCGCCGTGACTGACACCACCGACCGGCCGGTGCACGTCATGGACTGGTGCCAACCCTGGCACGGGCCGGCGTCCCACGCCCGATGTCGCCGGTCGTGGGCCATCGCCGGCCGCACCGGCCGTTGCGGCTGCAGCTGTCACACCACCACCACCACCACCACCGAAGGGGCGGCACACCATGAGGCGCTACGTCTCCGTCAAGCGCGCCGCGAGCGGCACGTTCACCACCGTCACCGTCTCCCTCATCGACGGCGACCTGAGCGCACGATGGTCGGTGAAGACCTACATCGGCAACGTCGGCGCCGCCACGGCCAACGCCGACACCTACGCCCGCCGCGCGCTAGAGGAAATCCGGGTGCAGCTCGACGCCGCCGAGGCCGCCGGCGACGACACCACCGAGGGCGACACGCCGGCGCCGGTGGTGCTCGCCGACGCCCGGCCACGTCTGGCAAAGTGAAGCCAAGCCAGTAGCCGACCCCTACTAGCCCGCGAGCCCGGCCCCCCTCCCAGCGGGGCCGGGCTCGCTCCGTTTCACAGGGAGGCGCGCGTGCCGCGACGGGCGAACCGGCGGTGCCCCATGTGCCGCACCGTGGTGCCCACCGGGCAAGGTTGCGCGACGTGCCGCGACCGCCGGGAGGCCCGGTCGCCGAGCTTCAACTACTCCACCGCCTACTGGTCGCGCCGGTCACGGGCGTTCCTGGCCCGCCGACGCTGGTGCAAGGTCTGCGGGAAACGCGCCAAGGTCGCCGACCACTACCCGACCAGCCGCCGCGAGCTGGTGCGCCAAGGGGTGCCCGACCCCGACGCTGATGAGTTTCTGCGGCCGCTGTGCCTGGAGTGTCATAGTCGGGCGACGGCGGCCCGGCAAGGTGGCGGCTGGCATCACCCCGAGTAGGGCGGCGGGTCGGCTGCATGTGCCAGGACTGCTACAAGCCACCACCGCGGCACTTCGCCCGCATGGTCGAGCCGCTGCGCGCGTGGCGGGTGCGCCGCAAGTTCGGGGACCGATCCCTGGACCTGCTGATGCTGGCCGTGGTGTGGCTGGTCGTCGGCTACATGATCACCGTCAACGATCCCGAGCCCGACGTGAAGGTGCCGATCGAATACCTCGGCACCCCGGTGCGCATCGCCGTGTGGTGGATCGGCGCCGCCGCCGCCGCCATCGCGGCGTTCCGGGTGACCCGCTACGACCAGTGGGGGTTCGCTGCGCTGATGGTCGGGCCGCTGCTGCGCTGCCTGTCGTACACGTTCGCGTGGTTCACCGGCGTGGTCGCCGACCCGCTGCAACGGTGGTTCGGTGTCATGCCCGACGGGGACATCGGCATCTGGCCGGAGGCTGTCGTCTGGGCCGTCGTGTCCGGCATCGTCTACCGCCTGGCCAAGCGGCCAGAGATCCCGTGCACCGATGAGCTGCGCGCCGGCCTCACCGCATCCCAGCTCGACACCCAACAGCTGACCCCGCGGCCGCCGTTGGGGCAACGTGACGGTGACCAATGAGTCCCGGCGACTGGGTAGAGGTCGTCGGCGGCATCCTGGTGGCCATCGGCGCCATCGGCGGCGCATGGGTCACCGCCCGCGCCGGCTCCCGAGCTGCTGACACCACCCGCGATGTCGGCCTGGCCACCGTCCAGGTCACCCGTGAGGGCGCCTTCATCGCCCAGCTGCAGGAACGGCTGACCGCCGTGGAAACCGACGCGCTGGCCTGCGCCCAGCGCGTCGATGACATGCGCCGGGTGGTCTACAGCCTGCAGGACCGAAACGTCATTCTCGAGCGGGCCGAGCTCCGGTACCGCGAGCTGATCGGTCGGCTCCGCGACTTCGTGCGGCAGCTGCTCGCCGCCTGGCCCCGCGACGCGACACCACCGCCGCCGCCGCCGAGGGTGCCGGTCGGCCTGTTGGAGGACGCCGACCGCGACGCCGTGAAGTAACGTACGGACACATGACGCTGAACGCGCCGGCGCGCACGCTGGTCGGCCCCGGTGACGTGGTGTGCACCCGCAACCCGAAGGGGTGGCCGGCGAGGTTGATCCGGCTCGGCGCTGCGCTGAAGGACAAGCCGAACACCGTGAACCACGTCATCGTCGTGCACCACCGCGACGACGCCGGCGTCATGTGGGGCATCGAGGGCCGGCCCGGTGGTGTCGGGTGGGTCGACATGCGCACCGCGATGGCCGGCGCGTACACCACCCACAACGCCGACCAGCCGAAGACCCCCGAGCAGCGCGTCCAGGTGTGCGAGGTCATCGCCGGCATGCTCGGCACCCCGTACGACTGGGAAGGCATCGCCCTCATCGCCGCCGAGGCCGTCGGGGTTCAGCAGCTGTGGGCGTCGACCAGGTGGGGCACCGCGCCGCCGGCGCATGTGGTCTGCTCGGCGCTGGCCGACTGGGGCTACGAGCGTGTCGGGCTCCGGTCGCCGGCGCCGGACCGCACGTGCGCGCCGTGGGACTGGGACGCGTTCAATCGTGAGAGGCTTTGGGCATGACCACCTATGCCGCGGTGCATCTGGCCTGTGACCAGGCCAAGGTGCGCCGGGCGGCCCGCCTGGTCGGCGACCAGCTGGAAGCCGAGCGGCTGGCGCGCATCGCCGCCCGCGACGCCGCCAAGCCGCCGGCAGCTGCAGCTCGGCCGCCGGCGGCTCGACCCGCCAAGCGTGAGCCCGTCACTGCCCGTAGCCCCCGACCGGTCGAGGACACCACCAGGTGCACGTTCCTCGGCTGCCCGGCCCCGCCGGTCAGCAAGGTGAAGCCGCACTACGGCCGACCCTGGTTCGGCTGCAAGGCCCACGCGCCGGCGATGGCTGACGCCCTGAGCATCGGTCAGTCGCCCGAGCGCGGCGCCAAGGTCGTCCCCCTGCCCACCGCGTAACCCAACCCACCACCAGGAAGGCACCAGCATGGCCAAGGACCCGAGCAAGGAAACCCCCGAGGGCGCCGAGCAGCCGCCCAGCGCGAACGACGGGCCAGCCGCCCGCGACGAGTCACCCACCGAGGGCGGCAAGCCTGACGCGGCCGCGGCCAAGGGCGCGGTGTACCTGCCGACGCTGCCCGACGGGTGGAGCTACGCGCTGCGCGTGCAGGGCGACGGCAAGGAGGTGTCCGGGGAGGTCGTCATCGGCGGCGACGGTCGGTTCGTGGCTCGGTTCGACACCCCCGACGGGCGCCGCGAGCAGCCGCACCCGTCGTTCGGTGACGCGGCGAAGTCGCTGGCCGAGGGCATCAAGGCGCTGGACAAGGTGCAGCGCGACGAGGCCAAGCTGATCGAGGCCCGGGAGACGGCGCTGGCCCGGCTTGGCCCGGCCGGCCGCTGACGGTGCTGCACGTGGTCGTGTCCTGGTCGTGTGTCTCCCAGTGCGGTGAGCACGGCCAGGGCCCGACCGCCGACAAGGACGCCGAGCGGCACACCACCAAGGTCGGCCACGCGACTGTCACCAGCGCGACGCCGGCTCCGCGGCCGTGACCGACCCGGCCTGGCGGGCGAGGGTGCGGCGGGCGGCGCTATGGGGGCCGTGGGCCTGGCAGGCCACGGTGCGGCATGGCCGCGTCGAGCTGGGGCATGTGTCGGCCTGGTCGCTGGCCGGCGTGGCGCGCAAGGCCCGCCGGGTGCCGCGTCACCGCCGCCCGGTCTAGACCAGAACTTGCGTGGCCTAGGGCCCCTGATATAGTAGCGGCATGACGACGACCACCACCGCCCCCCGCACCCTGACCATCGGCTGGACCATGAGCGACCGGGCCACCGGCTACAGCTCGTTCAGCGACGGCTACCGGCCCGGCGCCCAGCAGCACACCGAGACAGTCACCGTCGAGGCCCCCGCCGACTGGTCGCTGGCCCAGCTCGCCGAGGCCGTCTACGTGGCCACCAACGCCCCCGACGCCTCGATGATGAGCGGGGTCGCCCTGGCCATCAACGCCGCGATTGACGACAACGGCTACTACGGCCGCGAGGCCGGCCACTACAGCCTGTCGGTCGGCGACACCGTGACCCTCGACGGCGACACCGTGGCCGTCGACCGCCTCGGCTGGAAGCCCGTCACCATCTGCTGACCCACCGACCACCGCACCGCTCGCAAAGGGCCCCGCACCGACCAGGTGCGGGGCCCTTTGGCATGCCCGGCCGGCGCGCGCTGGGCCTTGCATGTTTGTGCATGCACAAACATGAGGGGCACAAAGTCCCCCGTTTGCCTGACGGGAAGTAAAAACGTCTTTAGCGTTGCGGTTGATCGAGCGACCCCCGCTCGACCGACACAACAGGAGACACACGTGCCCATCACCACCACCATGCGCCGGCTCGCCGGCGTCGCCACCGTCGTCGCCCTCGGCGCCGGCGTCACCACCGGCGCGGCCGCCGCGGCCCCGACCGTCGACCGGCCCACCGTCACCGAGCGCACCGCCGCCGCGGCGATCCCGCCGCCCGGCGACGGGCCCACCAAGGTGCGCAAGGTCGTGCGCTACGACCGGGTGAACCTCAAGGGCCCCGACGGGCCGCGCATCAAGTTCACGACGTACTACCGGCCAGCCGCCGGCCGCACCGGCGTCCGGGTGATCCGCGAGACGATCAGCGGCCCATGCGCCAAGCTGCACCGGTTCGCGTTCGAGGGCATCCGGGTGCACATGCCCGCCGGTGTCGTCGGTCACCGCCTGGCCCGCATCACCTACGGCGATTGCTTCACCACCAAGGCCGTGAACCTGCGGAGCAAGCGCAACGCCGTGCGCGTCACCGCCCAGACCTCCGCCACCACCAAGGGCATGCGCACCGGCGTGGCCCGGGTGGCCATGACTCTGCGCCGGTGACCTGAGTGTCGGCCCTGACCGGCTGACGCATCGAGGGCCCCCGCCACGCCGACCAGGCGCGACGGGGGCCCTTCTGGCGCCCGGGGCCGATAGCCTCGCCGGCGTGGTGGTGGCGGCTACGCCAACGGCGACTCCCCTGGCCGCTGCCGCCACCTGACCACCACCCACGGAGGCACCCCCATGGCCACCAGCAAGCGGTACACCATCGACGTGGACGGTGAGCCCGCCACCGCGACGTTCGACCATGACCCGACCGACGAGGACATCGAGGCTTTCTGCAACCTCATCCGCAAGCTGCGCCGCAAGGGCAACGACATCACCGGCCCGGCCACCCGCGGCTGACCCCGGAGGGTTCGATCTCCGGGCTCGAGGATGCCCGGCCAGCCCGTCGCACCGGCGGCCACCTGGTCGACGGGAGGCCGTCAACGATCCATTGACAGCCGCCCGCCGCGGACTCGACGCCCGGGCCGACGCACCGGCGGCACCGGCCGCGAACGTCTCCGGGGCGCACGACGGCTCGGCGCGGGTATCGTCCCCCGTGTGAAAACCGTCGCCCAGACCTACGCCACCGTCCCCGTCGACAACCTCACCCCTCACCCCGACAACCCCCGCACCGGGAACGTCGAGGTCATCACCGAGTCAGTCGACGCCAACGGCTTCTACGGTGCGGTGCTGGTGCAGAAGTCCAGCTCGATGATCGTGGCCGGCGCCCACCGGTGGCAGGCCGCCAAGGCCGCCGGCGCCGCCGAGCTGCCGGTGATCCTGCTGGACGTGGACGACGCCACCGCCCGGCGCATCGTGCTCGCCGACAACCGCACCAGCGACCTCGCCGGCTACGACTCCAAGGCGCTGACCGAGTGGCTGGCCACCGTCGCCGACGACGCCGGCGGCCTGGCCGGCACCGGGTTCAGCGACGACGACTTCGCCGACATGCGCGCCGAGCTCGAAAAGGCATCGTTCGACCCGAGCAAGTACGCCGACACCGAGCCGACCGCCGAGGACCGCGCCGCGGTCGCCGCTGCAGCTGCAGCCGAGGGTGACGACGTGGACCCCGCCGCGAAAGCCGAGCTGGCCCGGTGGACCAAGGACGCCGAACGGCTCGACGCGACCCGCCGGCTGCTGGTCATCGACCTGCCCGTGGATCGGTTCGTGTGGGCCGTCGACCAGCTGCGCATCGTGTGCGAGCGCGAGGGCCTCGCCACGAACGCCGACGCCGTGCTGGCCCTCATCGCCGACTACACCGACACCCCGATCCCGCGGGACCCGACCAAGCGCGGCGCCGGTGGCTGACGTGTTCACGCCGCCGGGCCTGGCCGAGCTGGTCGACCAGGTGACCTACAAGCCTCGGTGGCTGGTCGCCCTGGTCGACGCCGGCGAGCCCGACGGGTCGGGCGGTCTGGCGCTGCAAATCGTCTCCGACACCGAGGACTCGATGCAGCCCGGGCAACGCACCCGGGTGCGGCACCGGTTCCTGGTGCCGCCGGCGACCTACAACCGCGACACGTGGGCGGCGTGGCTGTTCGACCGGTTCCGCGATGTCGAGTCCCACGAGGCCGCCGAGTTCTTCCGCATCGACGGCCTACGCGAGTTCGCGCCGCACCACTCCAACGGCGAGGACCCCTACCGCGTGTGGCACGTCGGCGACTACGCGACGGCCAGGAAGCGCGCCGGCGATGACTGAGCACCCGGCCGTAACGCTGCACGGCTCCCTCGACCACGCCGAGGCCGCCGCCTGGTGGTACGAGCGTGCGATGGAGTCGGCCCGCGAGGCCAACGCGCTGCGCGCCGAGCTGGCAGCGGCACAACGCCGGCGAGGCCTCCGCGGCCTGGTGGGTCGACGCCGCCGATGACCGAGCACGTGCACCACGCACCCCGCGCGCTGCCACCTGACGACGCTTCGCTGCTGGTCGGCACCCTGGTCGACCGACCCATGGACCCGTCGTTCAAGTCACCCCGCGACGGCGACCACGTGCGCGTGCTCGACGGCCGAGGGCAGACCCTCGCCCTGGTCACCCGCCTGACACCCGAGCACCGGGCCCGGCTGCGCGACCTGGTGACCGGCATGCGGTTCGGTCAAGACGTGGGCCGCATCGGCCGCGGCATGTCTCAGGTCGGCGCCGTGTTCGGGTACTCACCGCCGAAGGTCATGGCCCGCCTGGAAGGGTGCCGGTCCACCACGTTCGGCCGTGACCACCCCGAGGGTCAGCAGCTGCTGACCGAGATAGCCGACCAGCTCGCCGCCGACTTCGCCGAGCTGATGCCCGACCAGGCCGCCCACGACCACGACACCATCGACGCCTCGGTGCTCACCGACTGGCGCATGGGCGAGTCCAGCTGGACCAGCGGTGTCATCAACCAGGCCAACCTGTTGCCCTACCACCGCGACGGGAACAACCTCGATACCTGGTCGGCGATGCCGACCATCAGGCTCGGCATGGACGGCGGCCGGCTGCACCTGCCCGAGTACGACCTAGTGCTGCCGTGCGGCGACGGCGACGTGACCTGGTTCTACGGCAAGGGCCTGGTCCACGGGGTGACCCCGATGACCCGCCGCCGCCCTGACGCCTACCGCTACAGCCTGGTGTTCTACGCGCTCAAGGGGATGGTGAACTGCGCGACGTACGCCGAGGAAACCAAGCGCGCGCACGCCCGCCGCACCGCCCGCGAACGCGCCGAGACTGACCGCATCCGAGACAAGCTGGCGCTCCCGCCGGCATGATGGCGCCATGACCGCCACCCCCGACACCACCGCCCCAACCCGGCCCGAGGGCGTCGAGCTGCACCACGCCGACGGCACCGTCACCCTGTGCGAGCTGGCCTACGTCGGTGTCCGCGACGGCTCGCACATCTGGTCGGTGCTGGCCGTGGCCCGCGCCGGCGACCAGCTGCACATCGCGGTGCTGCCCGGGCACACCGGCCTGACCTTCAACGCCGCGCTGCTCGACTGACCACAACCTCGCATGCGCTAGGCTTGCGTGCATGGCCACCGTTGCGAACACCCGCCGCCCCCGACGCGACCCCGACTGGACGATCAACCGCCCCACCGACGGCGAGCTGGTCGAGGTCTGGACCTACACCCGCTCCCGCCGGTCCCGTGATCGAGTCATCGACGGCACCCCCGTCTACGGCACCATCGCCGCCGTCGCCGGCGCCATCACCCACGTGTCGCCCTGCTCGGCGCGCACACCCGACGCCGCCCTGAACGCCGTCAAGCGCATGTTCGGCGAGGCACCCGCGACCAGCTGACCCTGTACCGTGCGGACCGTGGCCCGTCCGTACACCATCGCTGTCCCGTCGAGCAACCGCGCCACCACGTTCCGCGACAAGACCCTGGCCGTACTCATCGCCGGCGGTGTCGACCCCGCCCGCGTCACCGTGTGGGTGCCCGACCACGACCAGGCCGAGCACTACGACAAGGTGCTCGGCGGCACCGTGCACATCAGGGCCGGCCACGGCCGCGGCGTGCGCCAAGCCCGCAACGCGATTGCCACCGGCTACCCCACCGGCACCGACCTGGTGTGCCTCGATGACGACATCGCCGGCTTCTACCAGTGCATTGATCGCGAGCAACCCATCGTCCCGATGACCGACCTCCACGGCTTCATAACCCGCGCAATCGACACCGCCGACGGACACCTGTGGTGCGTCTACCCCGTGGCGAACGCCTACTTCATGCACCCGACCCGGGTGCGACGCGGCGGCCTGTGGTACGCCGAGGGCGCCGTCATGGGATGGCGCGTCACCCGCGACTACGACCGCGAGCTGGTCACCCTGGACGACAAAGAGGACTTCGAGCGGTCATGCCGGTTCTACCTCACCGACGGCGAGGTCGTGCGCTTCGACAGCATCACGTTCAAGAGCCGGTTCTACAAGGAACCCGGCGGGATGCAGGACTACCGCACCGCCGAGTCGGTCAAGGTCGGCGCGCTGCGCCTGGCCGCGATGTACCCCGACCTGGCCACCGCCTACCGGGCCCGATCCGGCTGGTGGGAAGTCAGGTTGCGCGACCGCCGCCGCACCCGCCGCCCAGCTCGGGCCACGACATGACCCTGACCGGGCCCATCCTCGCCGTCGGTGCACACCCCGACGACGTGGAACTAGGGTGCGCCGCCACCCTCGCCGCCCACCCCGGGTCCACCATCATCACCGCCACCCTCGGCGGCGCACGCGGCACCATCGACACCCGCCGCACCGAAGCCACCGCCGCCGCCGCCGACCTCGGCGCGAGCTGGGCCTGCCTCGGGTTCGATGACCTCGCCGTGCCCGCCGGCCACGAGCTGTCCCGCGCCGTCGAGCTGCTGGCCTTCCAAGCCCTACCCGCCGTCGTGCTCACCCACTGGCCCGACGACACCCACCCCGACCACCGAGCCGTCGCCCTCGCCGTCGCCGCCGCATGCCGGCCCGGCGCCGTCACACCCCACGGGTTGCAGCTGGCCTACTTCGAGGGCATCAGCAGCCGCCGGTTCACCCCCGACTGGTACGTCACCACCACCACCGCCGACCTCGCCACCGCCACCATCGCCCTAGGCCGCTACCGCTCCCAGCTCGACGGGCCCGTCGACATCGGCGGCTACCTAGCCCGAGCCGCCTGGCGCGGCAGCCAAGTCCGCACCCCCGCCGCCGACGCCTACGCCATCGGCCGACTCATCACCACCAGCCACGGCACACCGTGAGACTGGTCTACGTCATCGGGGTCCCCGGTGCCGGCAAGACCACCACCACCACCGCGGCCATCCGCATCCTCGAGTGGACCCGCACCCCCGGGCACAGCGTCACCGTCCCCCACGACCAGCTGGCCACCGCCGACGGCACCGTCATCGCCGCCCACCTAGGCCGGCCCGGCCTCGGCGGCACCGACACACTCCCCCTCGCCGTCACCCCCATGGCCTCGGCATGGGTGCGACGCATCGCGCCACTGACCTACCGCCTGGTCATCGGCGAAGGCCACCGCCTCGGCACACCTGAGTTCCTCGACCAACACCGCGACATCGCCACCGTCGTCGCCCTCACCTGTTCAGCCACCACCGCCGTCGCACGCCGCGCCGCCCGAGGCGCCATGCCGAACGCCGCATGGGTCGGCGCCCGCGTCGCCGCCGTCGAGCAGCTGATGCCCCGCGCACACCGAGTCATCACCACCGACGGGCCACTAGTCGATGCCGCCGCCGACCTCGCCGCCGTCATCACCGCCGCCCTACGCGACACCGACCACCGCGGCCGCGACACCTGACACGCGCGCGCCGCCGTAGCGCGTAGCGCGATACGACGCGGAGCGCGGACCCCGACCGGGGGGGGGTGGGGTCTACGACCTGACGCGAAAAGTGCCCGGAGACCGGCGACGGCCTT